GTCAGCTCCTGAAACCAGATCAATACTTTTAAAAGTGTTTCGCTGCCCCGTGAACACGTTGTGCCCTTCGCTGTAAAATAATCTTGGGAAGTGCGTGTAGCTTAAAACCCTGAATAAAGAGTCATTCTTTAATGTCAGCTGGTGGTTACTGTTCGCATCCACGCTGTCCGTAAGTATGGTTCCGTTCGTCCCCAAATAAATATATCTTACTTGACCAAAACAACTCACGCTAATCAGTAACGCTATTAAAACTAAAAACTTTTTCATTACAATATCATTAATGTTATTGAAATATCTTTACTTACTATGTCTTGCGTTCCAACACTTTGAGCACCTATGTTTAAAATTTCTACAACTGCCTGGCCAGTCGTTACAAATTCGATTTTAGTAAGTATTGGAAACCCACTTTCACATTGTAAAACCGCTTGAAAAAAAATTGAGTCGACTGTTATTAAATTAGAGTTCAACAGAAATTGGTATTTTTCCCCAGAGTTCAAGGTAGCACTACCGTAAAGAATTTTACAAATAGTTTTATCGTTTGGTATTGTGACTTCGTGTGGGTCAATAGCACCGATTGTTCCACTACCGATGCTTACTCTTTGCACCTTGCCTTGATTTAAAGTTAAAAGTTTTTGAGCCATAACTTACAGTAAAATGGGCTGCTTTATACTAACCAAAAAAGTTGTTATTGATAATGCTATCCCTAACTCAACGCTGTAGTTACCCGTTAATTCTGGGGAGGTGTCTGTGCCTTTGCCCGCAACGGTATCTGACAAGTAGTATGTTGTGCCCGCACTTAAACCCCCTGTTGTACCAAATACTGCGTCCCACTGTGTGTCCGTTCCAGCCATTACCCCGTTTGTTATTATGTCTGCGTTTGCTGCGGATATAACGGTTGAATTCAACACCAACCCTATTGTTTTCGCTGCACCTGCCGCATCTGCTATGGCTTTCATTACCTGCCCGTCACCACTCAAATAGCAAACGTTCCCAAATATTAAACTACCAGCTTCGTCGTTTTGCAACACCACTGAATCTACTTCTTTTAAAAAATCCCCTGGCTGCAACCTTTGTATCTTACCATTCACCAACACTAAAGGTTTTCTTAGATCACCCATTTTAGACCCTTTCTTTTTTTAATTTATAATATTATTGATTCCTCTAAGTTCACTATCATTTTATTCTCGCTTTGTGCCTTCCCAACAGATTTTGAAAACCCAGTAATGTCTGGTGATGTTTGCGATAAGGCGGTGCCGTTTAAGAATATATCTCCATTGCTCCAAGTCCAACTCACATTACTTAACAAGCCGTAAACAATTACTTTCCCGCTGGCTCCAACCGCAATAGTCTCAATTGATATTCCAATGACTTTGTGTGAGTGGGTAACGTTGTCAGAGTCCCCAATCTTCCCGTCAGAAGTTACGCAACTATAAATTGGTATTGGTATAGCCTCTGTGTTCACAATGTTTATCACAATGCTTTCTGCTACGTCAACCCTCGCATTGTTATTTGTATCATAAACAGATTTTAACATATCGTTATCTGCGGAGCTTAACAGTTCCGTGCCCACGTTGTTTATTACTTTCACACCATGATCGTTGGCGGCATTGCTTCTTCGCCCCGTGTTGTCTATTATATTCATTCAATATTAATATCTACTTCTACTTTTGCGGAGGATTCAATTATTATAGATTGTCCTATCTTAATTATTCTGTTATCAATGTAAGCTGCTTTCGGAGGATCGTGAGTAAGGACTGTGTCCTTAGCTATTAGTTTGACTTGGTGTTCACTACCTTTCTTCCAGACATTGATTACAGCTGTTACTTCATCATCATTGACTATGCTTAACATAATCAGTTTGCCCGGCTCTTTGGCCTCGAACACTGTCATTGTTTCGGAATCTACTATTTTTTGGATTGAAATCATTCTTCTGTGGTTGGTACAATAGTTATTACGCTTTCGGTGCTTTCTACCCTTACTTCAACCTGATACACTTTATTGATTGCGGCCTCGCCTAATGTATCACCTTCTGCCTGCATGTTGGTTGTGTCAATTGCTACTCCGTTTACCATTAACTTAATTGTGTTTATGGAGCCAGCCCCACTAAAATATACACCTAATGTTGAATCTGCTGGTGCAACAAACTCTAACGCCTTAGCAACTATTCCGGATATTTTTGAAGTTGCTAAAACTTCTTTTTCAGTGTAGTCATAGATCTGGCTGTTTACTGCCGGTGCTCCTGCTTCTAATAGCCCTACTCTCCAGCCTACTATTTTACTCTGATATCCGATTAGCGTTGGTGACTGAATACCATTGTTAAAGAACCAGCTCTCTTTTTCCGCTGACGGATATAAACTAAATCTTATTCGTTCTGATTTAGCTACTCCGTTTAAAGCAGCATTAAGTAGTTCATTTAATCTGTGGATATTAATTAGCTCTGTTTGCCTTAACACTCCACCTTCTCGGCTTGTAGGATCTAACTGGTAGTAGTATAGAATACCACCCTCATAATAGACCTCTCGTTCCAAGAAAGTTAACATAGGTTTTTCTTCAAATACAACTGAATTAAGTTTCTGTTTTACCGGAGCCCTTAAATCACTAACTATATAAAAAGACGGCCTTAGATCAATATTATACCCTAAGTCAGTTATAGCAACTGCTCCCTTAGTCTGGTTGTTCCAGATCCACTCATAGCTGTTCGGGCTGACATAACCTAAGTATAGTTTGTTTTCGCCTGTAACTACTTGTCCGTTAGTCACGGCTGCTGCTAAATCAATTACTGTTTCTGTCTCTACGTGTATCCTTTTACCCAGTGCAGTATAAGCTATGCCTGAACTAATGACTAAAGTCTCGTCCACAAGAGTTACAACTAAACCAGAACGATATCCGGAAGTAACAAAGTCTGTAATGACTTTATCCATTGTGGCCGCACTTGCTTTTTCTTCTATGGTTGTGATCGCATTGGTTATGCCTGTGATAACTGAATCTGCCAGAACCTTGCCAATGGCTTTAATTGTATATAGGTTGTTAGATCTTCGGTCTGTGAGTGTAGTTACTATTCCTGCTGTCTTTTGGAATGTCCCTAATATAAATCCGGTTGTTAACTTCAGCGAACTCACTACTACATCAAATCCGTCATAAGCATATTCGAGATCTATCTCGGTGGCCGTCTTATAACCTTTGAAATTAGCAGCGATTTTATATTTTAAATCTGTTTCGGTGGTTCCGGTAAATGGCTCTACGAGTTCAAGAGTATCTGTACCCGGACTGTATATCTCATATACTCCGTCATTGCCTGACACACTGTCCTCGATCACAAGGGATTCATAAGGGTCTAATTTATTGAATGTTCCACCTGCCACACTTACTACCTTTGAACCGTTTGTAAATGTCAGTAGTCCTGTTTCGTAATTACTTTCCTTCGGTACAATATAGACGTTGTATGGAATATCATTTAACAGTGAAGTTGCATCTATGATTTCTTTGGCCGGCAACACCATTAACCTGACTTCATTGTCGTTATTTGATATAGCTACTCCGGGATTAATTACTACACTGCTGGTGGTGTTGATCTCCAGCTGTAAGTTCTTATCAAATATTCCGTTAACCTGCTTCTGGGAAACTACTCCCCAGATCTCCGTTACTGCATTTAAGTATTTACCCAGATTGCCGTTGGTTAATATAGACAGCTGGTTCATTAGCTTTGAGTGAACCCTTGATCTTGTTAAAATATTTACTCTATCCATTATATGATTAGTTTATTATTGATTCCAAGCAGCCCCACGCTTTGTCATCCACCATTGGATAGCCGAGTAAAAGTCTGCTATTTGTGTTGTGTTCCAAGCTCCGCCTATTCTTAACATAGTAACTCTGCCTGTGTAAAAGTGAACAGCTGTGTTTGTTGAACCAACCGTATGGTTGTAAGCCAGCACATAGATCGGGTTTACAGCTAACGCCTCTGCTGTCTGAGCAGCATTAGTATAGCCAAAGATCGCACCGTTTCTATAAGCTGTTACCAGCGAGGCCGTAGTTCTGTTGGTTAAAAATAACCCACTGCCGTTATTGTTTGTAACTGCTGCACCCGTTACTAATGCTGAGGCATCGTTAATATTAGTATAAAACTTATGGTTGCCCCCAGACATATACAAACTGTCTTTCGGGACAATGCCCAAATAAGAGTTTGTTAAAGCCGTCCTTACCCCAAAAGGTCTTTTATCTAAACCGTTAGTTATTATCTCCTCTGCAACATAAACTGCTACGCTTCCACTGTTTAAAGTATAAGATACTCCGCTTGGGCTCGGACGGTATTGTGTGTTTAAGTAAGCCGTTGTTCCGTTACCTGTATATCCCATGTCCGGAGTAAAGATAGCTCCACCATTAGGAATACATCTGAATGAATCTCGCTTACCTGTCAGCCAATTTACATGAGCTAATCCTGTATCTGCATTAGCATAAATATAAAGGAAGTCTCCATTAAATACGTTGTATCCCTTTAACAGTTTTATAAGTGAATCCATTTCTATTTGTCTTGGTAAATCAGCTGTAGTCATTAACTGGAATAACGAATCTGATTCCGGCTCCATTATAGGTACGTTGTCAAATCCCAGCATTGCTAATCCACGTGCATTTCTTATCCATGCTCCGTTATAAATAGTGGATCCGTCTGAGGCGTATATATCCGGATAACAAGCTAACCGTGTGGCTGTGGTTCCGCTGGATAAGTTCAAGTAAAGAGTGTCGGTTGACATAGTCACTGAAGATATTATACTGCTTGTGAACCCAGCTTCCTTGCCTAAGTAAAAGTAGTTTCTAATGTTGCCGCTGGCTAATGTGTCCGAAGGTATTCCAACCGGATAAGAACCATTGAACAGCACTCCTATTTTTGTTTTAGCACTGCCTTTAAAAAAGGCTTTCCTTACTGAAGGCGGTCTTAGGTTTGTTGTGTCTGGATCTGACGGTGTATAAAAGGCTTGATTTAATCTTTGAAACACGTGTCCTGCTAATTGAATATATCCGGCTGAGGCGTAGTGACAGTTTATGCTCGGATCTGCTGTATAATATCCACCTATACCCATAGTTGCCATAACCTGAACATCTGAATAAGTTATACCCAGCTGTCTTTGTACTTCTCTAAATTCTTGTGCGTAGTCCGAGGTTCCGTTACAAGCTAACGGTCTGGTCTGCATTAAATATATGTTTTCTAAGTTCGGGAAGTTTTCATACCATGCTGTTCTTAATGTTGCGAAATTACCTGCATAAGCATTAACCAGAGCTGAACTGGCTACCTCTGATTCACCCTGCCACCAGATCACAGACTTTATGTGTGACACTCTTGATTTCTGAACTCGGTATAAAGTCTTACCGTAGTAAGTCGTTGCGTTGGTTGGGTTTCCGTTATCCCTTAAGTGAGCTGTGATTGCTGTTGAGTGTCTGGCTCCATTTATTACTACACTCGGTATTGACAAAGAATCTATTAAATATCTTTGTAGCTGCATACCCAGAGCCCCTACGTTCGAGGGGTTATTGTCGGCATAATCAATACTGGATTCGTAAGAATCGTAATTACAGCTTGATCTTGACCAAGTTGTATCGGCTGGGTTATAAAATTTTGTGTTTAAAGAATCTGTCTGGATACCAAAGGTTCGTGCCCAAGGGCTGGAGTATGTTATATCTGACGTGGGGGCTTGGGCATTTGACTGACCTGCGATCACGTATGCGTCACCGCAAACAATACTATCCACCGTTAAAACCAAAGTAGGTACTGCTCCATACTTAACATAAAGTAAAAACTTATGGCTATTGAGCCCTACATTAATTGTTCTGTTTAAATTAAAACCTGCATTACTTCCGGAATAGTTTAAGATCTGCCCTGCCCTGCTTTGCAAACTATCACCTCGGTACAACTCCACATACATACTGTCATATCCGGTGGTTTGGATTTGTCCTGACAATGTCACTGTTGCTGTGTTGCCCCCACTCCTTGTATAGAGCTGGTAATTATATGGCCTGTCATAATAAACTATGGTTGCTGCTGACGGCGTAGTAGTTGTAAAACTATCTATGTTGGAATAGGCACTTGTGCCCTCGCTATTGGTCGCACTAACTCGCCAGTAATACTTAGTAGTTACATCGAGTGCCGGCGAGATAGTGTATTGTGAAGTTGACAGCCCTGTTTGGTTTACCACAGTAGTCCCAAAAGCTACTGAGGCCGAAACCTGAACATTATATGAAGTTGCTGCTGTCACATCTGACCAATCTAATAAAGCTGTTATACTTACTCCTGTGGCGTTGTTTGTCGGGCTTAACAATACTGGTGCTGCTGGTATTTCCGGTACGGTTGTGCCGAAGTTTGCAAACTTCCAGCCAACTGTTACTCCGTCACCGAATTTAACAAAAGCATATACATCTGTGCTGCCAAAAGTTTGGACTGGTGCACTTCCGTTAGCCCAGTAAACATTATCTACCCAAGTAACCTGATTAGAACCAAGAGCAGTTACCTTTACATAAACCATTTGCCCGGCTGACATATTATCCAGCAAAAATCTTTGATCTGCATTTATAGTTTTTTGAAAGATATAGGTAGTGTCACACTTAACTACCGAATCCTGAATCGTAATTGCGTTGGCTATATTTAAACTGGCTGAAAATATACCGGCATCTATATCTCTTAGGTTTTGGTTTAAGCTGTCTGCATTTGGTACGGTGTGCTGTGCATACATTCTTAATCCGTAATGATCGGTACGGTCAATTGGCGGACTGGTACTCTGTCCGTATGATATCGCTGCAAAAAGCAGGATAAGGAATATTAGTGATATTCTCATGTTAATTATTTTTTGTATAGATTCTTGGGAATTTAAACCATTTAATTGTTGTAGTGTCGCTGACTACAATTTGTGTACCTCTTTGGGCTGTATAATGAAACTTGTGTATTCCCCCACCTGACTTATATTGTCTGGGAATTGTAAGTACTATATCCGAACCATTAAGAGCTGTTGCTATTAAAACTCCGTTGTCATAGATAGAGTATTGTAATGCGTTTGTTACTGAAGTCATATCGAATATAAAATCATTTTCTACTTGCGTTATAGCAAGACCTGTTGACGTTCCTAATGTCTGATAAGGATCTGCCGGAATTTCTAAAAATGCGAATACTGCATTATCAATTCCTATCTTCCCATATCCATTATAGGTGTCGTAAACATTGTCTTCCGATGCTGTTACTCTGGCTCTGTATCTGGCTTCCCACCAAGTACAACTTAATCTGTCTTTTATGCAAGCTATTTGACCTGCTATATAAGCATGGCTATAACTCTGGTAAAACACTGATACGTTTCCGGATACAAAGCTGCCTGTACCTGCATTATGTATTACTGTAAAGGAATTGTAGTAACCGTTTGCTACTTGTTTAACCACACTTACCTGCCCGGCCGGGACGTTTGAAAACCCTGTAACTTTACCAAAGGTAACTTTGTAACCTGACGTTACAACAAACACTCCGTTCCTTGAAGTGTTGACAGTTATAGTTAATGTGTCGCCTGTTCCCTGCACCATACTGGTAATTGGGAAAGTACTGTAAGGGTGAGTTCCATAAAATTCACAAGGATAACTGGTCATGTTTTCATCTTCCCCAGCTCCGCATATTATAGCTTTACCCAAGTTACCATTTGATCCTTGATTTACGTGGTAACTATTAGATCCTGAACAGCTTATATATTGTATGCCTTGGTTATAGAATGAATCAATATCTGAAGATAAACTGCTGGAGTTCCCTGTGTTTCTTAAAACAAGATCATAGCCGTTAGCTTGAGCATAAGCCAGCCCTGTGGTTAGCCCTGTGTTTCCAAGTACGGTAAAGTCGCCTGTCCAAGTATCGCCCTCGGATTCATAACCAGCTACAAAGGACGCTTGTAGGTTTGGCTCCCCTGAAATCGTTCCGGATAAAGCCACCACAACATTTGTTTGTGAATAGCTTGTTCCGGATAACAGCAACAATATAGTTATGACTATGGGCTTAATCATGAATGAAGTATATAGTTAAGATTACTGGTAAGTTTGGGAACACCCCGTCGTCATAAGCTGAATCTACGGATCTTATATTAAAGTTGTTTACATCATTGTCAAAAGCTAATACAGTAGCTACTAAGGGCATAGGATCTGTGCTCGGATCTCCTACTATATATTGAACTGGGTTTGACCGTACAGATCTGGTTGTTAAATAAGATGTGGATAAGGTAGCAATATACCAACCTGAACCGTCATTGTTTGCTATGTTAGTTATTATTGCTCCAGAGGTGTTGTATAGAACCTTGAAATATAGATAGTTCCCGGGACGTGAGGCGGCTGTGTCCTGTAAAAGTAAAACCATTCTTTTGGTTGTGTCCGGATCTGGTATGCTTTCCGCTACAAAGACTGTATCATCTCCCACAACCGCTACTTTTAGATATTGTCCGATCTGGAAATCGTGTGGATCTATAAAACTGTCGTCCAGCCCCAGTATATCATCAGCTGTCAATACTAAACTATCTGTTAGTACTTTACCGTTAATTACTTGGTTTAATGCAAGCACTGAATCAATTGCGTCCAGCCTGTCTTGAACTGACATGTAAGGTTTTTGTGCCATTGCTACTTGGCTTAAGAACCCAAACAATAAAATTAATATTATTTTCATTTTCTATTTAGCTTATTGATTTCCATAATCATCGCCGTAATCATCGCCATAGCCCAGAATAGCTCTGACTACTGCTTTGTCCAGTTCCTCTGTGCCGCCACAACCTCCGAGCAGTTGATTATATACAAACACTCCGAACTGGAGTTCTGTTGATGTTTCAAAATTATAAGGTTCTCCCCACTTTACAGACCTTAGTTTTGACACTAAAAACCTTGCGTCTATGTTAACCGGGACTATCTCATTGCGTAGGATTCTAACAACCTCTTTATCCGACATTCCGGAATGGTTGCAATATACTAAATCCAGCATATTATACAAATCAAAATATACGTTACAGTTTATTCCTATCTTACCTGCTCCGTTATACTCCGGGTATGTGTGATCTGCCCACCAGCCGCTTACTCCGTATGGATAGTAAATTATGTAGGCTTTGTTGTCACCAGTTAATCTTCTGAGATCCTTAATTATGCCGGGCATAGTATTTCGTTGCTTATGAATCTCAAAGGCGTTTTTGATATCTAACTTAATGTCTTCCGGCTTTTCATTAAAATTAATGTGCAGCTGTAAATCGCTATTAGCGTATTTGAGTGCCGGCTTTCCAGAAAAAACAAAGTCGGGTAACTTTTGTGCTTCCTGTTCAACCTGCACCAGCTGCACAGCTATAGCTTTTAAAATCGCATGGCATAAAGCGTTCTGAACTACAAACCTTGGTAGATAATTTTTTAAACTTTCAAAAATATAAAAACTGAGTGGCTCGCCCCACTTCCAGTAAGTTATTCTATCAGCTTTTTTGCCGTATCGTCTGTCAATAATATTGTTATTGACATCTTTATCGGTTCTGCCAAATTTTACAACACTCATTTACTTTATATAAAAGTTTATGTCTGATATGTTATAAGGAGTGGTGATAAGGTTCAATAAATTATCTGTCATAATTCCGTTGCCAGTGTTGTGATAAAGCCTTGCGTATGCAGCTGAATTTTGACTAAATACCCCTGAAGCCCTAAATTGATTATATCCAGCTGTTAGTTTAGAACGAGTATCTCTTACCCAAACTATACAATCGGCTCCTGCACCAGCATCACAAATAAGAGTGTTTCTATAAAGTCCATACACACAACTTTTCTTTATGTTGAAACAAGCTCTTTCGCTAACTATTGCTATTTCACCAACTACCCTGACATAAGAATTTGTGAGTGTAAACGAGGCACTGTCGGCTGATATCCCATATATAGATGCCCCTGTGCCTGAAGTAAATAATGCTTCTACTCTTAAATTCTCAAAAACTATGGTTGGTGATGAAGTGCTGTCTGTATAAGAGTTTCTAATCTTAATAGCAACCACTGTATCCGTATTTGTTTGCGTTGCTGTAATTCTTAAATTTTTTATAGTAACCTTAGATAAGTTAATTCCATAAACAGCGGACGTATCATCGCTGCGAACTATGTGAGTTCTTTCACCGGATCCCAGTAATGTAATTCTGCTCTTTAAAGTAATTCGTTCTGTATAAACTCCGGGAGCTATGGAAATAACCCCAGAATCTATTGCATCGATTGCAGCCTGAATTGTCGGGCTTGTTTTCCTGTAGGTGTTTAAGGTGAAAGCCGGTGCTACCTGCCAGACATTACCGGGAATTAAATTAGTATCTCCGATAAAGGACTTGGCTTTAATTGTAGAACCAAACTCCAGTGTGCCGGCTGTTCGATTGGATACTGTGTCTTGGGCATTGCCAAAATACAAAGCCGGATTACTTGTTAGCTTAACGCTGTCAAATCTTGTCCAGACCGTTGAGCCCATGAACAAGATTATAATTAAGAACACGGCAAGTATAGTGTTACCCTGCAAGTTTATCAGATTTTTCATTTTCTATATAGTTTTTTATAAATATGTTTAAATCAATACTTCCGTCTGTTTCCTTATATAATTTCATAATCCGAGACGCTTGCTTTAATCCGATTTTATAGAGCTTCCGGATCCTGTGGGTTTCTTTAAAGAATATAGCTCTCCTGCCCCTTGCCTCCATATCTTCCTTAAACATCATACCAAAGTTACCGCTGGTTACTTTGGTTATTTCTTTTCGGGTATTCTCCCTGAATGTTGCTGTTAGTCCTACAAGCTCGGTCTGATCTTCAACCCACTGAACCTGTTCGCACAAAATTGTAAGTATTTTTTCTATCGAGATCTGGTTCAGTTCCATTCGTCTTGCGTCCAGCCACTTGCCTAAAATATCATCTTGTGCTAAGTTTATTTTAATTAAAGCGTCCTGATCTTTTTGTTGGATCTTAATCAGATCTTGGATACTTAGCTTACTGTCAATTGCTGCCTCTAATGCTGCAAGGATAGTTTTAGAATCTATGTCCTTGGGGGCGTTATCTTTACCGAGAACCTCCCTTATTGAATTGAGCTGCTTTAACTGCTCCTCAACTATCTCCTCAAACTCCCGGTATTTTGCTGCCGCTTTTTTGGGGCTTATGTAGCTATCTATCATTTTCTGATAGGTCTTGTGTTTCTCGGCATATTTCTCTGATACGTTTACAGTCTGGAAAAACTTATCAGTAGGCTGGTCTTTCTGCTCCATTTTCTTTTACATTTGAGATTTCCGGAACCACCGACGAAGGGTTGCTTATAAGCCCCTCACATCTTACGTCCGTAAAACAATAAGTGCCTGTTGATATTCCTGCATGGAACGTGATTGAGTTTAAAGCATCTCCACCTGTCCCTTTTTTAACACTCTTGATACCCTCTAAAAATAATATGTTGCCATTGCCTGTAACCGAAGTATGCCCCCAGCTTCCGCAGTTTGATATGATCACGGTTCCACCTGTCTGAGCAAATACTCCGTCTGTTTGTGTGCAGTCTTCAAAGATTGCTACCCCACCTGCTACACTTATATTGGCTTTGATATCCACGCCCCGGAATATAACTACTCCACTGGTAATGCTTATGGCTCCACTAATAGCAACCGAGTATTTACCTTTTCCCTGAATTACTATCCACTGGGAATTAGAAAAACTTAGCGATTCCGCATAGCTGCTGCCATTTGGTAAAACCTCCACCAGCTTTTTATTCGAGGAGCTTGAACCAGAAATAACCGAAACAGCTGCCTGTATGTTCGGGCAATACGGATTGTCTATAGTCGTATAAACTGGACTGACTATATACGTGTCACTGGGTAATGCGATCTGTCCGAGTATCTTTAAATAGTTGTGGACATTAGCTGTAAAGTAATCTTTATTTGCTGAAGTCCCTGCCGGATCTCCGGGGTAAGCAGCATCCGTTATTCCCGGAAGGTTTGCTAAGGCTGTGTCTCTTAGGTTAGTTAAAGCACTCATTACTATTATTATTTAATGGTTTATTATATGACTTCTGGTTCTAATACAACATTTTCAAAGCTCTGGAATATCTCGGCTGTTTCTCGCACTACTGCTCCTGAAGGATTGGAAATATCCACAATCTTTAATGCAAAGAAATAAGGTAAAGTAGCGACCGGAACCGAGGTTGTGTTCTTACCGTTTACCTTAAATGTTGACAGCTCTATATCTGCTACCTGCCTTACTTGCTGGCATACTGTGAATAAGTTATCTACGGATACTGCTTTGCCCCATGTCCATTTGCTCCAGTCAAGGTGCTTGGCTATTGCATCAGCTGTGTCTGCAAAATACTGGTTACGATCTGCTAATGCTCCGTTTTCACCGATCAAGGATACATGTAACTCTACTGTTATATAAGTGAAATCTATGTTAACGCAATTTACAATCTCTCCACACCTGTTGTTCTCTTGAATAATGTTTTTTAATTCCGTTAAATAACCGCTGGTAAATGGATTGCCGCTTTTTTTAACTACGGTCAACTTCATTGTGTCCGGGTGTGTGTAATCTTTTTCTATAAAAGATCTTAGTATTTCCGAGTTGTAATATCTGACAACTGCTTGGTAATATGCTTTCGTGTTTTTGTTCAAAACCTTAATGTAGTCCTTATAGCGTTGTCTGAAACTATCATCGTCCTCTGCATCTGAGCCACCCTGTGCTGGAGCTGGATTGTTAACCGTAATTCCTGTAACGCCTATTTGAGTAATGCTGTTTGCCGGTGCTCTACCGACTACGCCCTCGATTGAACACTCTGCCCAGACTATATCCGCTATACTGATAGTCTTTAAATTCATTTTGTTATTAACTCTTAAGTCCGGGTTTTTTGCCGCTACTGTAATAGTTTCTTGCGTTATATACTGTATTTTTGTTGTGGGGTTTGTTACAATAGTCCCTGCTGGGATTGGTATGTTTTTGGCTGCAACCGTAGGGGAATGTGAAAGTATTAGCAGTACGCCTGACTTCGAGGCCGGCATCCTTGTTAATCCGCTGCGTTGGCCTATGTACTGATCTAAGGCTGCTCCGGTGCAAGTGTCGATAATGCTGTCTCGTTTTGCTTGTGTGATATCATACCACAAGTCCCTTATTTTTAAAGCCACTGCATCGATATAACCCCTCAACGAACCTTTTATTCCTACAAAGGTTACGTTGGTATCTGGATCAGCAATGATCGCCCTTGCTATCTCACTTGATATTTCTTCTGATGATTTCATTTTCTAACAGCAAATATAAACATTTTTTATAAATAAATATCCATGAGTATTTATTTTAGTGGTGGGGGAAGGGATCGAACCTCCGACCTCTGGGGAATGAACCCAGCAAGCTACCACTGCTCTACCCCACTATATTATTGGAACATTTTTAATCGTTGCTACCAGCGGATCTTCCGAGTTTATCGGTGTCACAACCACATTGATAGTTTTAGAACCTTGGCCTGTTGTGATCTGAATATCAATAATATCTTTAAGTCTTCTATCTTTCAGTAACTTAGTCTGGAGCTGTGCAATTACCATTAAATCAAATAGCTCGCTATCTAAATCACTGCCTGCCTGTATCTCGATAACTTGATCCGGGTGGCCGGGGATATCGCCCTTTTCTCCAAAAGCATTTTGAACCCCCTGTAGTAAAGTTTCTTGGTTTGATAAAAACTCTATGTCCTGTGTGTCCGGATCATAGACTATTTCATTTGCCCAGTCTATACCCCATGCCTTTTCTCCGGAATGTGAACCAACCACCATGATATCATTGTAAGCTGTGTTTCCTGACAGATCTACTGTCCTTGGAATCTGAATTACTCCGCTTTGCTCTTTTAAGTCCTCAAAGTCCTGATTGCTTAACTTATTGTATGCCAGCAAATTACTCACTGTTATAGAATACTGTTCCGATATTGACTGTAATGTATCTATGTCACTGATCTTATGTGCAAACCCTACTGTAATTATTTTTGACTTCCGGCCTAAGAGATCATTGCTGACCAAAGCCTCAAACTCCTCTCTATCCATTTTGTCAAACTTATATCTCACTTTTTGCTGCTTTAAGGTGTCTATCATATTCTCTACCCTGTAAAGTAAATCATTGTAATTTACCGTTGACAAAATAATGTCTTCAGTATCTTTTTCTGTGATCTGGGCTTTATACCGGAATAACAGTTGCTCTGCTGCCCGGATAGCTGTTTCATAAATTGTGTGGTATGTACTTAAAGTATTCATATTCCTAATAGTCTTGAGAATGATAATCCACCGCTTGCACTGGTTGGTATGCCTAACAAGCTCGGTGCGTTTTCTACAACTCCAATATATTGCCCTGCCATTTGAACAGCTCCGTCCACCGCAAACTGTAATGTTTCTATGTCTGCTAAGATCTCCTCGGCCAAAGACGCTACTTCATTAGTCTCCGTAAAGTGATCTAAATCTTTATTCATTTCCTCCAGCTTTTTTTGAAACTCAATTACTACTTTCAGATTTCTTAACATAGGATCTTTGGGCGTTGCTGTGATCAGCTCTCCCAGCCCTGTCAGATTTACAGTATATGTCGGCAAGTTAATATTGGTCTGGGCGTTTTTGTTTACGCTGAATGTGTCTAAGTTTACCGATTCCCAGTATAAGTGTGTGAAGTCATAAAAATTCATACCGTAAATATATTTGAACTCGTCCGGGGACTTATCCTTAATTGCATCGTTTAATGACTGACTTTTCCGGAACATTTTTTCAAACTCTTTTAGTCTTCCGAAACCGTCTAATATAGTCAGACCTCTGCGAATTACTCTTGCTCCAAAGCTCCCTTGTAATGAGATCTTCCTTGGTGCTTCGCCGCCTTTTACTACGGTTACATTATCGTCACCTATACCTATGTTATAACCGTTCTTTCCGGAATAGTTATAGGTGATGTGTGTCGGTAGCACGTCCATAATAATTGTGTCCAGCGATTCTGGTTCTCTTAGTATTTGTCCTTCCTGCGTAACGTCTTCTTGCTTGTAACGTAGCAGCTCAAACACTATATATGGTAATGGCGGTATTGATAATAGGGATAACATTAATTCTCCGGGTTTTCTAAGTCAAATAATGGATCCAAGCCCCACAAAACTCCGCTGGATATTACGTCTGCTCCGGCTGATACTGGTAGTGATGTTTGTGTTGCCGGCGATCCTAATGTGGTTATTGTTTTTCTTGTTTTCCTGTGCCAAGCATAAACTTCTTCTGTTATAATATCTGCCATAGCTGCGGCTTCCTTTAACGCCTCCCTGTTAGCTTCCTGCACGTCCTCTGAGTTCATTTCTATAAGGAACTTAGCATACTGACTTTTCTTAAAAGCATATATCCTGTCTCGGATATTTCTTCTTGCTACGTCTTTTCCTGATTTCCATGTTGCCATTATACTGAACCTCCAACTCCACCTTTGTTTTCTTCGACCTGTTCCGGATCATATAATACAAAAGTGGTTTTTGATTTTATTTTATTTAATCTTGCTTTTACTTTTTGTCTTAATATAATAGCTGAAGTAGGGATCATTTTAATAACACCTGAGCCAGTGTACTTAGCATTAATGATCTCGTCCACTAATATTTCTAATAGAGCTTCCAAAGCAGTACCCATAACCGTAGGCTGCAAGACCGGGTTTTTAATGGTTCCTTTTTTATCTTCTTTGATTTCTTCACCTCTGGCATTTGAGTGTCCGAGTATTATTTTTTTTCCATACAAAAATATTTCTTCGGCTTTGTTTTTATAGAGATCATCTGGCGGCTCTAATGGTCTTTCTAAGTTACCACCTATCTCAACTGTTTTCCCCAGTAACGCTAATTCAGTTTTACCTTCGATTGTTGTATTTGTATCAGCTCGCATACTTGCGTTACCTCCGGTTACGTTCACCGAGTAACTGCCACCAGTAAGCTGCTTTTGAACTCCGTCTATATCCTCTATACTCTCATAAATATAATCATCATTAGCTGTTATTCTTGTCTTCCTGTTTAGATTATCTGCATCGATCTGGAGGCCGGGTGAATTTTCGTTCTGAGATCCCAGTCTGTTTAAACAGCCTAATACTACCGGGTTTGATTTACCCATTGGGAAAATTATTAAAACCTTTGCCCCTGTTTCTAATATGGTTCCGTCCGGCTTTACTCTAAACGGTTTTGGAAAATCTATTGAGCCTTCATGTCTGCTAAACTGTGACGTTAATACCGAGACTGTGTGCATTGGATAAATATTGCGTTCATCATCAGCTAATACGGTTTCTTTGTAGTCGCCTTTTTCTATGATTTGAAATTGACCTACTACTGCGTCTTTGATATATAATCCTGCGTTATCGTCTTTTACTCGGTTCATTTTTTCTTTGGTTTTGGTTTTGCAAGAAGACCGTAGTTACTCTTTGCCCACGCTTTATCGTTATCTGTAAATACTCCGGGCTGGTATTTGTTAACTGCATCCGCTATAAACCCGAAGTAACTTGTTTGTTCGTTATTACCATAGGACATTATAGCCCAGACTGGATTTTTCTTATATCCGTTTTTATACAGCAACTCTCCTATTGCCTTAATACTTTTTATTGGATCCCGTCTTACATCATTCGGAGGATTGCCGGCCTTGATTACTCCGTCAGCAAATGCGTCCATGCGTCTGGCTGTTGCTCTGCTGAACTGACCTAAGCCAAGACAATGAGTGCTGGAGCTGGCGTTAGGATTGAACCCTGCACTTTCGTGATCTATTAACCCTACCATTACATTAGGGTTAATACTGTATTTATTCGCTGTCTGGATTAGTGTTTGAACTGCTTCGTCACCTAATTTACTTTTAAAAGCCTCTAAGGATTTTTCTGTTAATCCCTGCTTATAAGCCATACCGTTTAGATTAGGGTTTTCCGGATCTGTATCGGCTATTTCCGTGTCCAAGATAGGATTATCTGAGTTCTTATCCTTATTGTCGTTGCCTGCGTTGTTACCGTCTCCGAGATCTGCGAGTATTGCATCAACCTTTATAACTGGGTTTTGTCTATCACCTTCTCTGTCTATATCCTTATCGTATAAATCATATCCACTGTTAACTCTGTATTCCTGCAAACTCTGTTTGTTCTCGCCTCGGCTTAATTCTAAATGAGTAGAATAATTTACTCCGGATTGTGAAAGATCAAATGTCCAGCGAACACCTGTTACATAATAGTACATGCCACCTGAATACCCTTCATCTGATAAGTGATGTGGGAAATATATTTTATCGCCCTTCCTGTAATGGTCGTGTCCGAGCACTCTCTGGTTCCCTTCTAAAAAATGTGGGTTGTATCTGTACCATGAGAATACTCTCTCACGCAACATTACGGCTGTCTCCAGCGGATATACTTTTGCTCCCTTTAATGGCTTAACATTTATTTGACTGCTGTGCTTATCTGTCCACTCCTCTGCGTCTGCGTGCATCATCAGTGTTTGAGCTTCCATTCTTCTTATGCCCCACTGTAATACCGAGTAACAATCTATTAATGGATAATAATATCCGAGCTTGGCTAACGAACTTTGGAACCCCAGATCTTTTCGGGCGTGCATAGTAATGAAGTTAACTATGTTTGTTGTGCTTGATCCTAAGTCGTGTTCATAGTCCTCTGCTTCCGGAACCGTATGGAATAACTTATTCCCTACGCAAGTAAGGAAAGTGTTTCTTCCAGTTGATACATCAGCTGTGTTTTCGTTGTCCCAGAATAAAGATACTCTTTCTATGGTTGCGTCGTAGCTATCATTGTTAGAATTAAATCCCTTTACTATAACATCGTACACCTCGGCCGAAGTGTCGTTGCCGGTTGGCACTGTTCTTTTCACGATACTAAAGTCGCCTTGCTCAATGCTGCCGTTACGTTCTAATTTTAATTCCAAAATTCTGGAATCTAAAATATCTTTCCGATCAGTAGTTCTGTCAAATGGTTTTGGTCTTATAAATATTGTAGGTCTTGGCTTTCCGTCCACAACTCTTGTTTCTTCATACAGTTCGTAAAACATAGGATCTATACACTGCATAACATAGTTCCAGACCTTGCCTGTATATTGGTTAAGTTCTTGGTTGTAAAGTAAATCCTTTTCATACATTTTCAAATCAAAGTCAAACAGCTTTCCTACTTTGTCGGTCTGGCCGCTTAGTAATTCTCCTTTTTCATTATAGTCTGCATAAAATATTTTAGCATTTACTGAAGGCATATTTATAAATATCCAGATTATAGCTGCTATTGGATTGCCGTCTAAGAAATGACTTGAGCCTTCTGCTGTTAATCCTCTTAGTCCACCTTGGAAACCTAAGAATGATGATCTTAATGCTCCAAGCAATTCTACTGCTCTTGGGCTTACAGATAGTTCCGGTGCAAATGTGATATCATCATCTAATAATACACTGGCCATAGATCTGCCCATAATCCTTACTCCCATTTCTGCTCCGGTAGCCGAGGTTCTTTTTACTCTACGAATTGAATCTATTCTGTAAAGCCAGCTGTGCTCGGTTTCTATACCTACGGTTATTAGATCACCTTTCTTTATAGTCTTTAACCAGAACGGTATAGAGTGCAAGCCAATATATCCGGGATACTCGGTTGTTTTGGTAGGAACCAGATCTAATGCTATGGTATTAGCGGCTTGTGTTAAGCTGCTGTTCCCTGAAGCACGCCTGACATATTCACCTAAATTATAGTCGTTTCCTAAAATTGTTTTATTAAGGATTTTAACTTTCGGTATGTAGGTTTTAAACTCTGTCATTAAAAGTTAGTCTGTATTTTACTTGGGTTTGCCATAGTCTCCATATTGTTTAATGCTTCATCAAGTCTCGAATGTATTTCAGCCCTGTCGGCTGCTGTTATATTTATTACAACAGTAGTGCCTTTTTTCCCCTCAGCTCTTAAGTTCGGATCATAGTTGGGATTGTTTGTTGGATCCGGGGGCGGTGGGAACAAATCTTCTGAATCCAGATCTTTTTTCCTTGCCAGCTCGTCTATGTTTTCCTGTAGCCTTCCGAGATCTTCTGTTATACCAAGCTCTTTTAGTGCCTCATGACTTATCTTTAACCGTTTCCTGAAAACGTGCCTGTAATATTTTGAACTAATATCTCGATCGTGTCTATCCGGATCGTCCAGATCAAAATAAAGGGAGTTAGGATCTCTGGCATGTTCGGGAGCACTTATTGAGTACTCCTCTATGTTGGTCTTTCCTACTTTTAATCTATCTAATGTTTTTTTTCTAAGATCACCGGGCTTATCATTCTCAAACATATTCCAGACAAAATCTGTTGTAGCTTGATTGCTGGTTTCTATTCCGAGCAGCTTATTTACGGCCTCCTGAAAGTTGCCTATACTTCTTTCAAAAGTAGCTGTAATTACATCCCAAGCTCTCTTGTCACTTAGAATTGCGTTTTGCATTTCTACATCTTTCATCTGCATTTCCCGAACCGACTTAGCTATGTCACCTCCTGTTTTGACCATAGCCTCAATCATATCTCTTTTATGTTTCTCGGCTCCGGATATTGCGTCTTTCGATACCTCCAGTAAGTCCGCAGCGTTTTGAGCACCTTCTTCTGTGTTCATGTCAATCTTATTAAATTGCTCCATGAACTCTTTATTGACTTCCCCTTTTTGATAAGTGGTTCCGTCTTCCCTTACTCCGCTGGTCTGGTAAAATCCTTTACTTACAAATGCTTCCGTTAACGAGGCTGATCCACCTTTCATACTCTGGAATAAGTGTCTGGCCATTTCCGGACTTTTGAATTTGCCAGCATAATCCATTACTGATTCTAAGTTACCTTCTCCGAATATACCCTGCTCTTTTTTTAACTCGAAGTCCCACAAACTCTTTGGCTTCATAGCCTGATATAAAAATGCGTCACCTGCCGAACCGGGAGCTTGGTTGAACATATTGTTCATACCCATTAAGGTCTCCATACCCTGATCTCCCAAACGTCCCCTTGCTGTATCTCCGAATAACATAAATGGTAAATTAGCTGCCTGCATTACGCTTGCCTCGCTGACATTAGCTCCTACTTTAGTCATAATTCCAGCCAAAGAGTTTATAGCCTGTATCAGTTCCGGTAATCTGCTACCCATACCTGTCTTTTCAGCAAGGTTCTTACGTGCAAATAGTTCTGAAGCTCCTACTTCTTCACCGGTATAACGAGTTGATACTCCTGCGTTATAGATCTCTGACGGATTATAACCATAAGCTCTGGAAAACTGTGTTTGCTCTGTAAATGTTTTTTTATCGAAATGTCCTGTTACGCCTTCCTGCTGTAATCCGAGTGAATATAATTCTGCTGAAGTGTATCCGGTGCCCTGCCCACCTACGTCAGCTGTTCCTGACCTTGCTTTGAACTTTGCTCTGGCCGTGTCCATTTGATCATAAACTCCTACTCTCTGGGCTGCTATGCCGGTTAATTGCCCCACCATTTTATCTAAAGCTATTTCGTGGGTTTGTTTTCTGGTTTCATCAGTGATATCTTTTGTTCCAAATATACCACCGACCTCACTACCCAGAGCACTACCTATTAAGGGTGCAATACCCATAGACATACCACCTGTGGAAGGTGCTAATAAAGCTCCTACTCCAATACCTACTCCGAGACCAGCCATTTGACCTCCTACCTCGTACCCCTGTTTCCTCTGTTGCAAGCCGGTCATAATATTTTCCCTGTGCATAGCACTGGTCTGTAGCCCTGTCTGCATTACCGAATTTAAATCAAAGGTGGTGCCGGCTCTCTGGAATATATTTGCCTCTGCCATTTGCAGCGATTGGTACATAGCTCCAGTATTCTTAATCGCATCAGAAACCATATAACCAACTAAGTAAGCTGCCGCTTTCTTAGCATAAACTCCGAGATCTTCTGCTCCTGCATTTTTACTACTCCCACGTCCTCCTACTTGCCCCTCTCCTGTCCCCCACTCTTTAACCTGCTTTGAATATTCGCCGGCTCCCAGCCACATTTCGCCTGTTTCTCCAAGTCCGTGTCTCATACCTTCCATTATTTGCTCCGGTGAAAACCCTGCTGCCTGCCCTTTACTTTTATACTCCCTTATTTTACTTTGCGTGATCAAGTGTATCTCGTCTAACAGAGTTCCCATGCGTTTGGCAATTTTCATCTTATTCTGCATACTTGTTCCCGGATCATTCATTTGCTCCATAAGACTATTCATAATATCAAACCTTTTATCGAACTTCATACTTTCCAAACCCTTACCAAACTGTTCAGTAAACTTTTTAGCCTGTACACTGGGATCTCCAAGCTCTTTACTGGAAAACATCTTTTCCCCCATATTTTTCATGGTGGATTCTGATTCCTTTATCTTGGCTTGTAAGTCTGTGTTTTCGCCCTTAAGGTTAAATACTATGTCTTCTGATCTCATTTTTTCTGGTCGAGCTTGTCAGCGTATTTAAGTTTGGATATATCTGTTAATCGTTGGAACCTTTCACCCATTTCTTGTGCTATTTGTGCGTCTGGCTTACCCAGTTTTTTTGATTCCATATACTCACTCCATAACCGTTTCTTTTCGTCCTCACACTCCTGAATGAACTCCGGAGTAGCATAGTTCTCTTTGTTCATCCTAATATTATTGCAGTCCTTTTCAATTGCTTTAATTAGATCTGCTTCGGTCTTAATATTGCTGTTCTTGTCTTCTTTTTTTCTTTGTGCAAATAAGCCGCAACTCGCTAATTTCTTAGTGCTGAACATTAAGTAATCAGCATATATCGTCGCTTCGTCTGCCTCTAAGTATCTTGGATCTGTTAAGCTGTAGTTGTAGTGGGCACGCCAGATATTCTTGATCTCATAAGCCTGTTCATAATACCAGCTTAGTTCATCCGAGAACTCTATTGTCTTCCCGTGTATGTCTATCTTGTTGAACTCCTTCACCAGATTTCTGGTCAGTGTCAGATTGCTTAACGCCTGAAAAGGGGGCAAGTGCTACCTCGTAAGCACGGTACACCTGTCTAAGTTCTACTTTTGTCCACTGTAACATATCTTCCGGAAGTGTGTCCGGATATTTAACCAGCATAACTTTAAGAATTGCGTAGGAGTAAATATCTTTTAGGTTCTCGTTTAAGTCCATAAAAAAAGCCAAGTCCATAAGGTTTTCTTTTACCTCCTTGACTTGGCTAACTTTTTCGTAAACTGACGAAACCTGTAGTTTGAACTTTATTAGTTCAACGCCACCTCCGCACATTGGAGCTGCTGCTGCTTCAATCTTGAACTCGTCTCCACATGTCTTAGTTTTATATACTTCAAACTCTCCAATGTCTTTGACTGTAAAGGTTATGGTTTCTCTCAAATCTCATTCAGCTTAATTTGTTTGAATTGGATATCCTGTTCTGGAAGTTGTTAGATCAACTTCTTTTACATCACCCGGATATACGGCTGACGGATTTCTTAATTTCCACTCTTTACCTGAAAGTCTGTATCGGTACAATCCGGAAACATTGTCATTAACCAGACCTTGCGGCGACCAGCCATGACTTCTTGAGCCCCAGCGTTGACCGTAAAATGCGTTTAATACCAATCCGGCGTTCGGGTGATCATCACCTACTGCCTCGATTATGGTATTGTCAAGTTCCCATGCAAGAGTTCTTACCGAGGGCATTTGATCGTTAAAGGCCAGATTGAATACTGCCTTTACTTCAAAGGATCCCATTTCCTGCATACCGAGAACCAACTCCTGAACAAAGTATGTGTTCCATTCAATTACCGGAACCAGCTGATAACTTTCTCTGAAACTGAAATCAGATCCTCTGCCAATCATGTTCTTGGAGTTTACGTCTGACGGCAATGGTGTTCCTCTTACAAACAAACATTCTAAGGCGTTACCAACATAAGATTGGTTATACACTCCTGACGTAATGTCGCCTTCGTAATGTGCTGCTTTTCTCTCAAATGATATTTTTGGCATTATGGTTTAATTATAGTTTATGCTGGTCTTCCAGTTCTTATTCCGAGTATCAAACCGACATAATCAATTTGATCTGGTAAATCTATATCCACGTTCTCAATTACTCCACCTTCTACTGCTCTGTCTGATAATGAATATCCGGTTATGTTTCCGTCTTCAATGAATCTGGTTAAATAAGAATCTAAAGCTCTGGTTATCTCGGCTCTTGATGAATCTGAACCTATTGCTACATCGTCCAAATATTCAACAATACCTCTGTAAACAAAATCAGCTTTATCTCTTTGAGCTGTCAGATAAGTCTTCTTATCTTCCTTGTTCCACTGCTGGCTCTGATCCTGATAAGTGTTAACACTGAAACATACATATCTTCCGTTCTTGTTCTGAGCATAGGTAGTAACCCCACCTTTGATCAGTTTTTCTAATTCTGCATACGTCCAGTTTTTCTCCACTTTATTGATTGGGAGTTTGTCTCTGGTTACATTATGCAGTACCGAGTTTGCCATTCTTATTCCGAAAATCAAAGAGCTGTGCGATAAGTAAGACGGTAGATCTTCTATACCTCCAGCCACTATCTGAACTTCGTCTGAGTTAATATTGTAAGCTCTGTAAGTGGAGTTGGTATCAGCACTTCCGGTTGTTTCTGTGTCTCCGAGTGCTGTACCTGCTATAATTTGAACCGGTGATAGATTTGGGTTGTCCCTTAATGTTACTGCTGCATCTCTGAATAAAGCGTGAACAGCTGCCGTGCTGGTTCCCAGATCTATTAATCTGATTTTTGTTTTATAGGCAATCTCAAACTCCTTAAACCATTTTGGTAAGTTGTTTGCTATGGTTGTGTAGTCCGAAGTTGTGACTGCCGGCGAAGTCGGGAAAGTATTTGTGGCAAAACCATACCAGCCAAAATAAGTTGTTGATGCAACCGCTGGTGGTAAACTTGTATGGATCTGTGTTAAGAGTACTATTTTGCTTGTATCATTAATTACCTTAACTATGTTTGCTGGCGACCAGTCGTCTCCTATAAACTCATAAACCTCTTTCCTGTTTTCATCTACTGTAAATATAAATGATGAATTTGCAGTTGCGAACGCTGCTGAAGGTACATCGCTGGTCGGCTCCAGATACACTTTATATCCGTTGCTTGTCCATAAAGGATCTATGGATTTTATGACTGGCGAGTTCATTGTATCAGTTGAAGTAGCTCCTCTGGTAATGTTAATGGTTTGTCCCGGATAAAGATCTTCTATGCCTTTAACCCAGATATAAGTGTCGCCTGATGTTATGTTAGAACCTATCATCTTAACATTCTTCGGCGGCGTGATTGTAAATACAAACTTAGGCTCTATAATCTGATATGTCGAAGTAGTGTCCGGTGTAGTTGTCCATGACGCTACTGTTAAAGCTGTCGCTGTATGAGATGCTATTTTTCTGGTTTGTCCAATACCTGTACCACCTGTAATCTCAACCCACTTACCTACATACTGGGTTGTTCCCCACGCAGCTCCACTGTTTGTTAAGGTGGTCGCTGTTCCTGCTGTGGCTGTTCCGGAAGTTAAGACTGTTGAGGATGCTGATTCGCTGATCGAGTAAGATATTCTGGCTCCTCCAACACCGTAAAAATGTTTTCTTGGCTCAACTTTTATTGATTCCGAGGCAGCCCCTTCGTCCAAGAGCTGTACCGAGAATGGGGTACTTAACCTTGCATTAAGCACAAAAATTGAATTTGCTCCGGCTGTTTTCTTTGCAAATATAAACTTAGTTAAAAGATCTCCGTCTCCGTAGTCTTCTTTAAGAGCCTGAACATTATCATAAGCATTAAAGACTTCATCTATTCCAAAAGCTCTGCTGCCGTAAGTTCCTTGATAAGGACAACCCAGTGGTGATTCCGCAATTATTACTCCTACGCTGAAATCCGGGACTGCTCCACCATTAAGCTGGATTATCTTTATAATCCCGTAGGTCTGAGGAACGTGGTAATTCTTGCCGTTAAAATTAAACATTATGTATTAAATTTAAGTTTTAAATAGATTGATTCCCATTCTTCCCTTGTCTTAAGACCGGCGGTAATGGATTTTGAATTGATCGCTGAAGTAAGTATCGTTTTTGCAAACTTGTCTGAACTGTTCTGGTTAAGTCCACCGCAATAAACATCTAAGTCAATTAGCTTGGGTTTCGGCTCTGGCGTGGGTGGCGACGTTACTATTTTTTCTGCCGGCTCTATTGGCTGGTCTTTCTTCTCGTCTTTTGTTTTGCTGGTTGATTTATCCATTCTTTTCTACGTCAAAACCCCACTCTAATCTTATGTTCTCGGCCAAAGAGCTGGGTTTCTCAATTGTTAGTTTAGTTTCTATTAAAAAGTGTATTAACATTCCGCTGAAAAATAAGTGCATTTCGTTGCCCGGATTTTCATCGCCGTCTGCCATTAGTGTTATGTGAATCCCTAAAACACCTGTCTCAAACTGCCTCATTAAATACTTCCTTAACCAGAACCGAACGCCTCTCATTATGTTTGTAATCTGATCTCGCATAATTGAGTTGTTCACTGTCATCCATGTTACATTAATCGTCTCGGCCTCTATATCTCCTTTGATCAGTTTGTCTTTGTCTTCATAAAAAACATTTGACCAAAATTTCATACCTTCGTCTGAACTGGCTCTCGTTACTACAAAGAACTGTGTTGGTTCTGATATTACCGGGTAATGATCGTAAACCGATAATTCTACTGTTGGCTGATCTGTGTTCCGAGCACTAACATTTTCTACAATTGCCTTTACTAACTTTTCCATGCCGTTCATTACCAGCTGTTTCATCGGAACCGTGTGTATGATTGCTTCCGATATTATCTTATCAACCTTAGCAGTAACAATCTGAGATCTTTCCGTTATTACTGTATCGTTTTCTCCGACTGTCTTCCTTTCAATTATTCCTTTATAGCTGTAAGTCTTACCTTGTTTTACTTTGTAGTCCCATGCTTTCTTTAAGTAGTTTTGGATTAGTGAGATCTCAAGATTGCCGGGGTTTGTATTCTTATCATCTAAAAACGCTACAATGTCTTCATCGTTAATTTCGTTATCGCTTTTGAAAATATAGGTCTTACAGTTGTCTGTGATTTTCTCTGAATAGTCATAAGATATGTCAATTTCCCCTCCAAGTGGGTGCGGATATGCTTTAAAATTTATAAACTCTATCAATGGTCGTGTTTTACACTACAAAGATAAAAGGCGGCACTGCAAAAAAATACGTTGGTTGTTAAAATTTTAGGATTTGAAGGGAAGTGCGTCTTTCAAGGTTGTGATTATAATTTCCCCGAACTTAGGAACAGCTATACTGGTAGCTGTCTCGAATATTTTCATTGGGCGTATTCCGGGGTGGATCCATGAATCTGCTGCACTCTTTTTTGAGATCGTTCTGTAAACTGCATAGGTGTGAACCTCTACTTTGTCTCCTGACTTAGTAGCCTCTCCTTTCATTCTCTCAAACTCTCGTGTCTTCCATTTGTAGTTTATAGTCTGAAATCGTTTTCCTCCGATCATCGGAAGTCCCCCTGAAGACTTGAACCCAAAGCTGGGGGTTCCGCCCTGTGCCGGAAATCCTGTACCACCTGTCTTATGGTAGTTACCGGATAAAGCTGAAAAGTTTTTTGTCTTGGCCGGATTAATTTTATCGGCGGCCTCGGATCCAAACATTTTCTCTACTTGGCTGTGGCGTAAACCATAACTGTCATTAGTGAACTTGTCATACTTCTTTGCGACCTTATGGATTTCATCTGATAGCTTCCGGGTATGTGACTGGGTTGGTGATCCATATTCAAATCTTACCTTTACGGATTTTCTGCCTTTCAATATTTTTTCTTTCATATCAAAAGCCTCTATACCGTCCTCCAGTAAAATTGCTAAGGATTGTTTGCCGTCTCTGGCTCGCTGGTTCTGGGTAATATTATATTCGTAGGGGTTGCCACCATATTCCGGTTCGTTGTTTTCCTCTAAGTTTTGAACATAAGAACGTGAAGATTTTAATGTTCGTCTGGCTGTTTCTGCCCATGTGGAATACATTAAGGTTCCGCAAGCTGCAATACCTTTTCTAAATGCTTCGTCCGTGGCACGGTTAACAGCTCCAAATAAGTCCTCGTTCTCCCATGTAATAAGAATACTGATACCATGAGATCCTCGTTTTTGGGTTATAACTTTCATAGCTCCTCTACTTCTATTCCATACTTTATATAAAACAAATGTATTGACATTTTATACTTGCCTGTCCGGGACAAATCATTTCTCTTGCCTCCTTTTCGTTTCATTGGTTTTACATCTATTACTGATACAATCTTACCTTGTTCATCATAGATTACAAAGTCTGCTACATATTGTTTCTCTTTATACTTTCTTACTTTCCCTACCTTTGGTGGTAACAAAGGGAATACAACCTGCGGCTTAAAATCGTAAATTAATTTCTGTTCTTTTTTTAATTTTAGATCCAGATAAACTTTACTTTCTTTTATGCTGTCAAAAGTTATTCCGTCTATGGTAACTTTTTTGTTTCTCATTTTATTTTGTTTCGGCTGAGAATTGACAAGGGCTTGATATTCTTGCGAAGTCAAGCCCTTGTCTGTAATCGAATTTTCTTTTATTTGGAGCCGTTTTGTCATTCTAAGAATTTATATCCAATTCCGAGACTTAACATAGCAGTTTTATTTTTATAATTCCAGTCACCGTTAAGACTTACAATAGTTTTATCCACTGAGTAATCTGCCCCCAATCCCATTAACTGTTCGCCCCCGGACGCATATAAGTATCTTGCTGTTAGATCAAGAGTAGTTTTGGTTTCTCTGTTTACTTGATCCTCCCAGACCTGATACTTTGGCTGAAGACCTGTATAAAATGTAGGTAGGTTTTGTGTTAAGATAGTTAAAACTACTGCACTGACTTTGAATTTCCCAAGATCTGCCTCGGTCTGGAGTTCATAATTGCCTTCTGCTTGGGTTATTCCACCTTGCTCGTCAATTATTAATCCTAAACTTACGCCTGTGCTTAATGAAAAACTCTGGCTGTTTGCTACATTTAAAGCCAGCATTAACAATAACGCAATTAAAGCTGTTCTCATTTCTACTCCTTTTTGTTTGGTTTAATTTATGTACTTGTATAAATCTGATAACTCTATTTTGTACCGGCATGCAAAGTATCTGTTACCGGCGGTATTGTGAGCATTTTCCCAGTCTGTGTGTCTTCGCTTACTTTCAGCAGTATAGATATAAGCTGTGTTGCCAATAACACTCCACCAGCCAAATATCTGTTTAATGTCGGATCTCCTGTTTACAAAATTTTTCTTTCCGTTTAATCTGATCCAGTTATCTTTTCCATTGGCTGAATAAGCTAACTGTAAATCACTTGTATGCTCCTCTGAACTATAAGGTGGAAACTGTTCTACGTCTTCGCCATTATCTCCGATCCTATAAACAGTCAATAACCCAAAGTAACCTCTGTCAGTTTTAATCACACTCATTTGATAGAATTGCTTATTTACTTCACTCGCATCCGGCTTTAATATCTCTACAATCCTTGTCCATGAAGTAAAATTGTTTGATTCCGAATATCCAATCGTCCTCGGTTTCGGTCTTACCCGGATATAATTTCTATACAAACCATTGTCATATAATAGGTTTCTGTCCTCCCCAGATTGTTGTGTCCGATCCATACTCATTGTTGCCCAGCTTATTCCATTAGTGCTGCCATAAAAATAACTATCGCATAATCCGCCCCACCACCTATGGGCACTGCCTCTGAAAGCACCGTTTACTAAAAGGATACTGCCATAGGGAGCTCCGGAAGTCTGTGCCAATTGCCAACCGTTCAATCCGTTGTCGCTTGTGATCATATACAATATTCCGCCTTTGTTCAGGTAATTAGTCCACTTACCATTGAACATGAATGATCCGTTGTAAATAACGCAATCGGTATTGTTATCTATGTAAGTTATGCCCTCATATACCGGCTGTTTCAAACTGTCTGGCGAAATAACAATTGGTGGGTTGCCCCAGCCAAAGGCACTATCTACTCTTGCCTTATGCTTTTCTAAAGCATTTAGTCTTTCTTCAACAGTCTGGCCGTTTGCATTTAAAGCCAGCATTAACAGTAACACAATTAAACCTATTAGCCTGTTGCTGATTAGTTTATTCATCATGTTTTTTATTTGGTTTCTCTAATAACAAAGCTGTTATTCTGGTCTCGGTTTCGTGAATCTGCAACTGTAAATTTTCTTTGGTCTCTGTTACCTGTTTAGTAAGTCCGGAGAACCTGTCCAGATAATTAAATTTAACAAGATTTATTTCTTTTTTTGTCTCGGCCACAACTTCTCTGGTTTCCTTTTTATGGGCAAGGAAATCAGTCATGTGCAATCTTAAAAAGTAGCCGATGATACCTAACGCAATAATGGCTCCGAAATTTAATAGTGTATTTAATTCCATTGAGATCGACATTTAGCTGGAGTATTTAATTCAGTTAATAACAATTCAATTATCTCCTTGTTTATAAAATATTGTTTGGGGTTCAAAATTTTACAGAGTTCAGTGATATTTTCTTTTTCTTAGGTAAACATCTACGGTTGTTATGCTGAGTAACTTCACCATTAGTTTACCCACTATAGGCTTTGTTAAAATATAATCTTGTGCGTATCCGGATTTATTAACGATCGTGTCTTCTACTCCGGTCTTTGCGTTTTTGAATCTTAAAATTAATGTGTCTGTATTATCCACAATCTCGTAAAACTTAGCACTGTCTGTCCTGCTGGCTGTGTCGTTTTTCAAAATGATCTGCCAAACTTCTATATTGGTTGTATCATTAGTGAAAATCAGCTTATTGTTTGCCGGGGTTAACATACCCTTCTCCGGCGGCATTTGCTTTTGTGCGAACGCTACTGTGGTGATCAAGAGTGCTAATAAAAGAATTAGGTTTTTCATTATGATAATATGTTTGTGATTTTTTGTTCTTGAAATGTTAAAGGTAACATTAAATTCTTTTTCTTCTGAATAAACATAGCGTATCTTTTCTCCGCATCGAACACTGCTCCTGTATCCACTTTGTTTGTGTTAACTCTGTCAAACTCGTTAACATCTTTTACTCTCGGTAATTCTACTATCGGGTTTGGGTTATCCATAAATATTTACTTTTGGCGGATCTGTTTTAATATCCAAAAACGGTGATTTGTTTGGATCATAGTAAGGCCGTAAAGTACAGTACACTACTCTCGGATCCTCGCCGTCTGCTGCTCCTCTTTTCTTAGGGTTGTCTTCCCAGACTAAAAAGTTTACACTGCTTAGGTACCTGACTGTGTAATGTTCTTTCGGGTGGTTGGCTCCGTCAATCCAAACTATTCTTGAAATTGCATCTGTCAGCTCTACTGTGTAGTCTGTGCCTTCCTTGTAAATTGTGTCCGTGTCATTCTCTATGCTTGAGACACTCTCTACTTCAATTACATTAAAGTTAAGTAAAGAATCTTTAACTTTGTAAATGTTTGCTGATATGTTTGATCGTATGTCGGTCGGAACCACAATGACATCATACTGGGATAAAGACTTATAAGCCTTGTAAGGGTTTAGAGCTTTATCGTATTTGTAGATTGTTATCCGGGCTCCCCCCATGTAAAAGTTATACATCTTATCATTAACAGATCTATCTAACTTCATCGAGGTTTGTGTCATTAAAATTTGTTCCGGAACTTTGTCATAAACTTGTCCATATACACATACTTTACATTTAGGATCAGGCCGCATTTGATTGGCTGCTACACAGCTGCATACTCTTGAAAAATAAACAAGGGCGTTTGGCTCACTCATAGAGTTTCCGAACTTTGCCTGTAGTCTCTGCTGGGCATGTAATGGTAGTATGTTATTGCTCATTTTGTTTTGCTTTGTCTAAGTAATCAATAAAGTCTTTCCAGTTTGAACCTTGTAATATCATTGTGTCATAATCAAAGCTGTGGTCATGTTTCTGGATCATGTCTATTAAAACACAAATCTTGTACATCTGGATTGCTAAGAAATAGTTGCTATTTAAAACATGTAAATCTTCAATGTCGTTTAATTCTTTTTCTCTGGGAGTTCCGTGCAGCTTTTGGTCTTCCTTAAACATAGCAACTCTGCTGTCATACTCATAGGTCTTGCTTAACCAGATCCCCAAACCTTCTTCGTAATTAGTTATAGATAAGTAAGGGTTGTCGCTGGTTAAGTATTTATTGTATTCTACCCAGTCTTCTCTGTTGATCTCCTGTAATGGTTTCTCCGGCTCTATGGTCAGGCTGCCTGCTGAACCAGAACTTGCCTGCGTTCCTCCGCTTCCGTCCCCACCGTCTTCTCCGGGCTTTACCGATATCCACCTGTTCACGCCGCCGGGTGTATGAGTTAATTTCCGAACTCCTCCGTCCGGGAATTGCTTTTCTTCGCCTTCTATTTGCTGCTGTTGTGTCTGCTGTATCATTATGCTACATTAATATCTACTAAAGTATTATATTTTCTCATTAAATTCCATACCCATTTGTCTTGATTAGCTTGCTCTGTGTCAAACCACTGTTTGGCGTTGTTGCTGAACGAATACGATACTCCGTCCGCTGACTGACTTTCTGAACCTTTCATTAAATCTTTATTGACTATGAACACCGAGTTGATCATTGTTCGTCTGGCTATTGCGTTTCTTATTCCTGATTGCTCCTCTGCTTCAAGGTTCATAAAATCTAATCCATAAGTATAGCTGATCCTGAATACGTCCGGGACATAACTGGATCCCGGTAGCATGTGTACCAATGACATCAGCGTAGATTCCAAGCTGTTCATATAAGTTGGTGCAAAAGGCTGTCCGACTGTCGGCATAAACTGTAAATTGCCTTCGATTTTATGAATCAATAAATAATTTTTCACAACATCTACATCTAAGTCAAAGATTTTCTTGTTAGCAAACCATAGCTGATAAGATTCTACTGATACAATAGGACGTTCAAAGGTCTGTAGTAACCACCATGTTTCTCTTAAGCTCTCTCCGTGCCAGTTATGTCTTTCGTCCTGTTTTGTTTTTTTTGTAAATACCAGCTTTGTTTCGTTCTGGAGTTCTTCGGTGGCCGCACTTAATAACTCTTGTATAGCATCTGTCGGATATGCGGCTATCTTTTGCTGAACTCCTTCATCTAAGCCGCTTTGCAAAATATAGTCCCTGAAGTAAGATACCGGAACCAGCTGAACAGTAGAGCTATTCCTTGATACTACCAGCTCTACTAAGTAATGGTCTGATGGATAAAAGTTACCATTTGTATCTTTAATGTCGAATGTTAACCTGAAATATTTCCCTTTTGTGTCCGGAGCTATCTGGAATGTTGCATACCATTTTTTTTGCTCATTATCGTAAATTGCGTTGACGTTGCTTATGTCTGCATCATCTACGTTCTTAACATAAGAACCTACTTCATTGATAACCTGAAAGGTTATAGTGAAAGTGGCTTCCGTGATTGTCGGATCTTCTAAAAATATTTTATTGGAGCTTGTTAGTGATATTGATTTCATAGTATTAATAAAAATGCCCAACCCTACTTGTCGTTAGGTCGGGCATTTGATATTCTTAAGTGCCTTTTCTTAGTATCCGTAAAACATCTTTATTTTAGCAACACTGCCCGATGCGTTGGAAAAAAATACTGACGTTGTTGCTGCTGACATTAAAAAGAACTTCCCTGCTGCCGGCGTTCCGTATGTGTTAAGAACTATTGCTGTGTTTGAATTAGCGTTAAGTTTGATAGTTATATCCTTATCATACTCCAGTACAAGAAACTTAGCTCCGTCAACCGGGGATAATACTCTTTCCTGATCTGTAACACCTGTAGCTAAATCAAAAGTTACATTGCTGTATTCAGCAATATCCGGAATGTTTAGCTGGAGTGCCGGCCTTATACCTTCCAATAGAGTTACTCCGCTTTCTACGATCTTAGCTGTATAGGATTCTAAGAACTGCTTCATTTTTTGTCTGATTTAGGATCGCCGTCTTTCGCTGCCGGTTTTTCTGTCGGGGGCTTTGTTTTTACCTCTTTAAGTACTGCAAGCTCCCTTCTTAAATCTTCCATTTCCTCTTTAAGTACAGCTATTTCTTCTTCCAGTAATTCTTTCTCAGCCTCGACCTTGTACATAGCATCCTTTACTTCTTCAACGGTCTCCAGTTTTTCTACGGTATTTACCATAGGTTTTGAGTATTTGGGGTGGCCTTCCTCTACAAGCAATTCCTCTCCGTTTGCATTGAATTTTTTGTAGAGTGTCTTAGCTGTTACCTCGTCCACTTCAAAATGTCCGTCGAATGCGTTGGCTATTGTAAGATCTTTGGTTAGGACAATATTTCTGTTGTCTCCGTGCAGTCCTAACAGTTGCATCTTTACAGTTTTGTTCTCTGACATGGCTATATAATTTTTATAAGTTTTTTTATAAGTTTGTTTTACTGGGTTGTGCCATACCTACCGGCATTATATCTGGCTCTGATATCTGCTGCTGTTACCGCTGTTACATAAGCTCCTGACATCTGAATAAATAGTCTCCTATCTGCCGGTGCATTAGCTGAGGCTACTCTAAATCCTACGTAGGGTGTAATTATTGACGAGGATATAGAAAGTGAACCTACCGCTGACGTTATTCCTGTGGCTGGGGTAAATGCTATAGTATCCATATAGATTGGTGCACTTAATGAAGTCATATAACCCATGACATATACGGTAAAGGTATCTTGTACTGCTACTCTCGCACTTGTCATTGACTGGATTAAATAAGATATCGTGCTTGTGTTAAAGGGTGTCCAATCCACATAGGTGGTTGAATCCTCGTCAGCTGCGTCCAGATCTGTCATTTCTACCTGAACTCCCATTCTACCCTCGTAAACAACCGGTGATAACGTATTGGTCTGGGCGTTAACAAATGACACCGCAAAGAGTAACATCAGTAACAGCCCTATTGCCTTAAGTATTTTCATTATTTTAAATAATTATATTTTTGTAATTGTTTTTTAATCCAGTTATAGCTTAGTCTGTGTTGGGTAGATCACCGATATTCTCGATTATAAAGATTTTGTTCGCATTTCTGATTTGTAAAACTCCATACAGCTTAATCAGAAACTCGATTGCATCTTTTCTGATACCGTAAGGTAATTTGTAAACCGGCATTTGCTGACAGAATCTTATTACTTCGTTCATATCCCAGTCAATCAAACACAAGTGTGAGGTTCCCGGTATCTGCTCGTTATCATCATAATGCTGTGCTGCTGAGGTGGAAACCGTCTTAACCAACCTGTAGTCGTGGATATCGGTTTGGCTTCCGTCTCTCCTGTATATTCTGAATCCGAGTGCTTCTTGTCCTGAAACTGCTGCGGATTCTGCTATTGTTCCGAAGTCCACCATATTACCTGAACCAGCAACAACTACCGAATATTCCAGAGCAATGCTTTCTCCGAATCTGTTGAAAGCTGATACAGCATAATTGTATGTGCCTGAAGGCAATGCAAATGCTGTTGAAGTCGGTACAACTGTCGGGGATAATGCGTCTATCTGTGTTGGTGCTTGGGAGTGGTTAGCAGCAAAAGCTGTTCCTGCTGCGTTCAGAATTGTAGCACCGTTAATAGATCTGGCTGGTTCGATCGGGCTTGCAAACAGATCATACTCAAAACGACCTTCTCCGGTTCCTAACTTGAACGGCTTATCTATAACTCTGTCTAAGTTAATTCCGTTCGGCCAGTTTGTCATATATGACTTGTTCTCCAGCTCGTCATGCACTAATGAATCAAGTGCCTCTACCGAAGTCCATGCTTTTCTTCCGGTTGGATTACCGTATTCTTTTGAGATCACTCTGTTGCCGTGCATAATATCTTTATAGGATAACCTCTTACCTCTTTTATCAAGAACCTGAACATTTGCGTTCTTTGCTCTTATCTTTACCTGATTTCTTACAGAATCAAACTCCAGTGGGTTAAGAGTTCCGTTTCCGTGCCAGAGCAATAAATTCAGCCCTCTTATAAGAGCTTTCATTTTATTCTCTGTTTCTTCCACAACCGCATCAACAATGAACTTAGTCTCCTGAGCAACTCCGGACACTTCACCTTTAACACCGATGAACTTAACGGTGTCAATCTGTCTGTCGTATTTATCCGAGATATTTCCGACATCGCCACCCTCTGAATATGTTATGGCCTGTGCAATTCCTAACCTTCTTGCAAACTGCAATACTGGGGAATCAACCTTGACTTTGGGTATGGCCTGCCATAATCTACAGTCGTCTGCTTTGTGGGTTAAACTTACAAATTGGGGATCTAAACTTTCTGGTCGTCCTGCCTGTGAATCAGTCATAGATCCGGGGTTATACTCGGTTCCAGCGATCCACGCTTTTTGCATACTCTCAATGGCTGCGTAGTGCTCTTGTAACTCCTTCATTTGAGAATTGCCGAAATTAACTATGTTGTTCATTAAGTTGTGGTTGTTTGGTTAATAATCGTTTTTATTTGTAAAAATTTTCTACTGTTGATTTAATTTCTGCCGGAAAACCTTCCGCTGCCAGATTGTATCCGTATGCCTGAGCTGTTATTAACTGTCTGTCAAACTGACTGGCCAGTCCTCTGTCGCCCTTGTCATAAGCCTGCATTGAGCTTTTTTGGAGTGCTTCAATTACTTGGTTGTGGGTGAACTTAACATCACCTTCGCCTGCTTTGACTTCTTCTTTAGCGGCAATTTCTTCTTTATCAAGATTTTCTGTGGATACCGATGTATCAATCTTTCCGATCTCTTTTGCCAAATGATCATTGGCCTCAAGAACCGCAGCGTTCTGGTCTTTTACTTCATTCATGCTCTCGTGAAATGATTTCATTAACAACATGCTGTCTTTGATCGCTTCCAGATTTATGCTGTTACTTTTTGCGAGGTCTGCGAAACCTGCGAGCTGGGCTTTGGTTAACTGCACTTGCAGCTGAACTGCCTCTGCCATCACATTGGCCGGATTGATTTTGTTTTCTGAATCCGGTGTCATAGATCCTGTAAGGGATTTTGACATGGTTTCTACATTCATAGATTCCAGTCTGGTAACGGTAGATCCGTTATCAACTATCGCTTTTTCAAGTTTGTCAACCGCATCGTTAATGCTTTTGGAAATAGCCATTCTGCTGGTGTTCTCTTTCAGCCATGTCTCGGCTAAGGTTTGTGCTTCTTCTTCTGACTTGCCTTGGCTTTTGTAAAAGCTAACTGCGTCTTCTTTGGATTTAAGATTATTCATTTTATTTTTTATGTTTTTAGTATGTCCGTCTAAATGCTCTGGTCTCAAAGCCTCTGTGCCTGTCATAGGCAATACTTCTGAACCGGCAATAAAACTTTTGAAAAAGTCCACCACTGCTCCCGGATTAATAGGGCAAGTAGTAAGCACTACATTTGTTACTATACTTTTAGTAACCTTAGTTCCGGATTTAGCTAACTTACCACCCTCGACGCTGAAACCTAAGTCTTTGGGCTTGTTAGGATATTGTTTGTTATAGGCAAGTAGATTTTTAATGTCTCCTACTGCTTCGGCGGCTGTGTCATACTGGGGTGTTCCGGGGGTTGCGTAAATGCGTGCAAGCATATAAGTCTTGCCGCCTTTTCTTAATTGGATATCTTCTGCAAATCCGATATTAGCTTTTGCTGAAGGACTGTGTTCCCATTTTAATCGTCTGTGGTTGGCATAGGTATGAAAGTCGATACCTTTCTGAATGATCTCCTCATTTTGTTTGTCAATATCCTCGGTGGAAATGTAACCTCCAACCTGATAATTGATAACTCCCTCCTCTGAATCTTTTTCAGAGTTTAGGGATTTAAATGTGTCTATTCTGAAAGGTACTTGCGAAACCGTCTTCATTCTTTGTGATTTTTACACTACAAAGATAAAAGCGGTGATTGCAAAAAAATACGTTGGTTGTTAAAATAATTTTTTCTGCGGACGTAGGCTGTGTACTATCCGAACTGTCCGGGTACACACGTTTACTTTTTTCGCTATTTCCTCAAACGATAAACTGCCCTCCGACAAGAGCTGCTGGATCTCTATTCGTTTTAGGTATATAACAATAGGAGCAAAACTGAAGGTATCTTTTGCTCCTACAATGGTACTTATTTCTTTACACTTTTCTTCGCCTAATATTTCTAATACTGCATCGTGGAGTTCGGTGTAGTATTTAGGCTGCAAGTTTTCATGTGCCATTAATTTATTTCTCCTCAGAAATAGGGTTTATAGTATTTTCATTCAATAGTTTTTCCCTGTAGGATTTTGCTGTCTTGATCTGATCAGCTAATAATCCTTTTGTGTAAAGTGTTTTTTTCATTGCTTCTCCGGGGTGGTCACTAAGGCCTCGCATTTTCTGGGCTTCCAGTGAGTTCGATACGTGCTCGTAGGCTTTCTCTACATCTTTTAACTTTGCATTTAGTTGGTCTATTCCCATACCTTTGCACATCTGGTCAAAGTCTTTTGTTAGCTGTGAATAAGAATCCCAGTTATCTACCTGAAGTCTTTTTGCATAGTCCTCGTCGTCCCATACCGGGTGAACACTACTCCTCTGTTTCTGCATCTCTGTTATCTTCGACATTCTGCGTTGGTTTAATGTATTTGTAAGTTGTGTATTTTTCTTCTTCTTCTTCATAAGCTACTGCTGCATCAACGGCTTTTTGAAACCCTCCATTATCCATTGATTTAAGCAAGTCGAATCTGCTGCCGGATTCTACCACGTATCTTGTGGTTTCGCTAAGTAAATTATTTAGAAATCCCACTAACGGTATTCCGGATTTCATTAAAGTTGCAGCTTGTATATTGTCTAAGGTTTTGCATAAAGATTTTTCTTCCTCGGACAAGACCATTAGAGTTTCGTAAATATTTTTTCCTTCTAAGGATTTTTCAAATATTGATTTTTCTTTTTGCTGTATTGTTAAGTCTATCATATAAGATTTAATTAAAATTTTCTCTTTAATATATGATATGGTTTGGGCTGTATAATCCCACATAGATTTAGCTAATTTGTAAAGTATGCCCTTCTCCTTTTCATCTGTTTCTTTCGGGTGGGCTTTTCCAACTTCTCTTTCAACTTTTGGTGCGTGGAACCCTCCTGTCTCATGGTGGTGCTCCAGCTGTAATAAAGCGGATTTCAGTTTTTTCTTAATATGGTCTTTGCCTTTAATATCGTCCGGTAAACCCATTTTTGAGTAAACATCTTCTAATGATAAGCCTTCGTCTCCGTGCTCGTTCATGAAGTCCTCAACCGAGAACTTATCAATTCTGGGTATCTTCCGGTCGCTTGGGAATTGCTCTACATCGGCTTTTGGGATCACATCTGTTTTGCCTGTAGCAAGATTCTTGGTCATAAGGTAAGTTCCACCGTCCCTTTCTACTGAGTGCTTTTCACCATTGAACTCAATTGTACTATTTGCCGGGAAAGGCCTTTGTGAATCCTGCGGCCTGTGTCCATATTCTTTTAGTGTTTTCTGGAATGAACCTGACGAAACAATTCCTGTGGTCGGGAAATGGCTCTCGATCTTTTGCTTAGGATCTGTTAAGTCTGGTTCCGGATCCATGCCCTCGTCTTCGTTGTCGTCGATGCCGGCACTGTTCCTACTGGGGGCTGGTTTGTTATCACTAAACAATCCTGCTGCTTTGGAATCTGTTGGCTGTGCTCCGCTGCCTTCGTTATTATCATCAAAAACTTTTTGATTGCTACTCATTGGATATTTCAAAAGTTTTGATATATGGTTTTCTTCCGGAGCCTGTGTGTACTTTGAATGTAATTTAGTAAATTCTTGTTTGTCGGTTAAGTGATCCATTTCTTTTGCTTCATCATCATTTAATCCTTCTGTGTAACTGAACCCTTTCTGGCCTGTTTCGTCACCTCGGCCTAAGCCCAGCTTTTGTCTGTAGTTAGCAAGCATTTCTGTTTCTTGTCCGTGCAGCTCTTTTTGCTTTGCTTTATGCGGCTCTTTTTGTGCAAGTGTTAAATCTTTGCTGTCTATTAATGCTTTCGTTTCATCTTTCTGTTTTAAAATATCATCATAAACTTTTTTGTCTTCTGGGCTGAACTTTTCAGATAAATGTTTTTTGTTATTATCTTTAGCTGTGAGATCTTCTAATCTTTTTTTATGAGTGTCGGTAAAAGGTTCATTTATATGTGCGTCCTTCAAAGCATTATATCTTTCCAGCTCTTTAGGTTTTAAATTATCTTCTGGTTTTGTTTTTGGCTTTCCAAAATCCTCGGTCTTGTTATTGTATAAAGATCTTTCATAGTGTTCGCCTGAATCTGCTTTTTTATGATAACTGTTAAAGGTATAATCTCTGTGCCACTTATGCAGCTCCGGACTAACTTCTCTGTTATTAAGGGCGTTGTGGAGTGCGGCTCCGTTTGGGAAACTGTCTCGTTCTACTTTTGCTTCTTCTGATAAGTCCGGGACTTGGAAATGCTTATCGCCTAACTGCATACCGGCTGAATCTTTTAATGACATTCTTAACTGGTTCTCACCAACTCCCAGCTCTCTGCCGCTTTCACGGCCTGTTATTTTGTTGAAGTGTTGGAAAATTGATTTGTTGTCGTCACCATGCAGCTCTTTAACTTTATCTGCTACCGGGTGGCCGGAGTTTAGTAATCCTCCGTAGGTATAGATTTCTTTTTTCTTATACTTATCTTTTAACCAGCTATGTAACTGGCTTGTAGCAGCACTGTCGCCTTTTACTTTCCATACACCGTCCTCTGATTCTAACTTGTGCTCTGGTTTAAGGAAATTCTCTGAACCTGATACTGAAGCTACTTTCGGTGCGTCTATTTTGGCTGGTTCTACTTTGGGAGTATCTACCTTAACCGGATCTACCTTGGGGGTATCTACTTTGATTGGATCCACTTTTGGTGGTTCGTCACCGAACATACTTAGCTGGGATTTTTTTAGACCTTTAGTGTTATCTTTGTATCCTTGTCCTAAAAATTTGCCTATATCGTACTTAATGCGTCTGTTATCTCCCGTTAAGGCTTCTACCCAACCTTTTTTGTGGTCGCTGTCAAGGTATTCCATATCCCCAAGCGAGGAGTGGTTTATTTTGTCCCCTTTCGTATAACCCTCAAAAGGGTTCGTGCCTTTAATTAAATGGACAAGTGCTTCTTTTGGGTGATAATTTAAGTTTAAATCTAAAGCATCGTAGTCTCTACTCGTCTGTTTTTCTACAAACTTTGATGGGTGATCACTTAATCTAATTGCCCTTTCTCCGTCTTTAAAGTACCATGAGTTAGTGTCTCTGCTTTTATTAAAAGACAGTCCTGTTTTTCCGGCTACGTGATTTATTACTTCTTTTAATTTTTCTACTTTATCCGCTTGGGGTAGAGTGTCTGCCTTTACCGGATCAACCGTAGGTGCTGGGGTATCCGCTTTTACTAATTCAAATCCGTCATTACCTACGGTAGATACCCACGCTTTAATTGATTTTTGCCCTTTCGCTTTTGCAGCTTTAAAGCGGTGGTTCCCGTCATATATAAAGTTTTCGTCGCCATCTCTATGGACTTCTATAGGAGGAAGTTCGGTGTCTCGCTTAGCGTAATCGCTTACTCTGTTATGATTAATCTCTGCAAAATGGTCTGGTGTGAGTTTGTCTATTGATATTTCCTCTAAGACTTCTTTTGGATTTCCAATTTCTCCCCTAACGTCCCCTACGTTACCATAGTGAATTAACGCATCGGAATCTTTAGCTCTAAATGGGGCTGGGTGATCTTGTGAATTGCTGTTTGTATTAGCTTCGACTTTATTCACCTGTGGTGGTGGCGGTGCTGGTTTAGGTGCGTCTATTTTCGGTACTTCTGGAGCATTGCCAAATAATGGTAAATGATTTTCGTTTTGCTTATATCCTATGTATCCTTTCAGCTGTTCGTGTGTTATGCCCCCACTTAAATACTGGTTAAAGTTCTTTAGGTGTCCGTTTTCTTCCGGAAGTAATTTATTTTTTTTCTGCTTATCTAAAAGGTTGTTGTAGATCTGTTTGTGTTCAATAGATAAGTTGCCGAGCTTTTCTGTTTTTGGGTTGGCCGGGATCTTCGGGACTTCCGGTGCTACGCCACCAAACATATCTAACTGCGATTTTCTAATAAATATTGGCTCTACTGTCGGAGCTTCCATTCAGCTGTAATTTTAATCCTTGTTTAAATTAATTGTCTTTAACCATTCACTAACATCAAATGACGGACATGCCTTTGCAACTTTCGGAAAGTCTCTGTGTCCGAGAACCTTTGCGTTTGGGAACATATCTTTGTAATGCTTTAAAAGTTTTATCTGGCTTGCGATCTGTTCCGGAGTTCTGTTATCTACTGCCTTACCTTGGTTATCTACTCCACCGATATAAGAAATATGAATAGAGTTTGAGTTATAACCTTTTACTCCGTTTGTTGGTAACTCTATCGGCTGCAAGTTATTAACCACTCCCTTGCTGTCAAGCAAATGGTGATATCCTACCGTCTTCCATTTTAAGTTATTTTTCCAATAACTTAGAATAGCTTGGACTGTTTGTGTCTGTGGACTTGCTGTGCAATGCAACACTATGTATTTTATCTCTCTCATTCCCACTCCTGTAGGCCTAACAGTTTTAAGGTTACGTTTTTCTTTGCGTGTAAATTATTTAAAATTTCTTTATTAATAGGTGTAGAAATCCATACCCATTTTTTTACCTCTGTGTCCGGATCATCTCTCATGCTCGTGCCTTCGCCTGTTTCATATTTAAAACAGTGGATATTTAGTTTTGGGCTGTTTGGGTTCTGGACTTCTTCGCTGCCAAGTGATTTTAGTTTGTCAGCCTTAATCCCAGTTTCTTCTTCCAGCTCTCTTAGCCCTGTTTCTTCCGGAGTTTCGTTTTCTTCTGCATGTCCTCCGGGTAAAGTCCATTTATCTGAATCACGTCTGCGTCCCATTAAAATTTTGTCGCCGTTCATTACTGCTATACTGGAAATGTTTTCTGCTGATAGGTGGCTTTTTTGTAAACCTTCAAAAGATTTTTTTATTCCTCCGTCACTCTTTGGTTTCTTTCCCTCTTTCTTTTTTTCTACTGGGGGTACGTCTTGGCTTTTTAAGCTGTCGCTTTTTTTCTTAGCATCATAAAGTTTTGCGTACTTGTCAAAGAAATTATCTTTTAAACCTTCAACATCTTGATCTCTTTTTGAAACACCAAACATACCGCTACCTCCGTCTTTCAAACTCTTAACTGTTCTAACATATCGTTCCATTGCTTCTTTCTGATCATCATAAGGTTTGCCCTCGCTATCTACACCTTTCTGTCCATGTTGCATTAAATACTTTAGCCCTTTCACTGTCTTGCTGTCTTCATCAATTCTTTCTTGTCCTTCCAGTTGCCCTTTCTCTACGATATGAGATTTTAAAACTTTTGTGAGATCTCCCTGTAAGTCATAGGCTTTATCGTAGTGGTGAACCTCTCGTAGGTGATCGCTATGCTTTTTTTGGAAATCTATTATTGGCTGTGCTAAGGTTTTGTTTTTCTCTGCTAAGTCGTTATGCTCTTTACCGAAATACATATTATCGTAAAGATCTTTTATAAACTTCTTGCCTTCATCGTTTAACCTTCGATCTTCTCCGTAGTGAGTAGATCTTTCTGTATCACTTAGAATACCTTTCTTCTGAGCTAAGTCCAGTATTTCATCTGCTTTTTTAACATTAGTGATGTGTCTCGCAACGGTTGTGTTTTCCGGAATCAGTGAATGGAACTCTTTCTTGTCCTCATGGCTAAGTGCATTTTGAACCGTTTTTATTTTCTCGTTTTTATCTAAAGACTTTATATTGCTTTCATTTGTAGCTGAAGCAAATTTGCCATAATCCTCTCCGTGGCTGCCTAAGTGGTAAGGGGCGTTATCGGTTTTGTTATGCGGCACTCTTGTTAGCATTGGCATATCACCTTGTTTGTGGTGCTCGTCTATGCTCGCCTTCATTGCTTCGTGCTGCTCCGGAGTTGCATTAGGGAATATTTCGGGTAACTTGCTTTTTAAGTAATCTACATGTGCTTGTTTATTCTCCGGGCTTGTCATATCCATACCCATAAATCTGCCGTTATTGATTGCGTTACCTTTTGCATCGATCAATGGTGGTGCTTGATCGCTGGCACTTCTGGAAGTATTGATTAACTGATCATGTTCCGGTTTATCAGCTATCTCCATTACTTTCTTTCTGTCGGTTTCGCCTTTTATATTTAAGCTGTGATAACCTTCCCGGCCTTGGCCTGAACTTGGGTGTTCCGGATTAGGAATAAATGGTGCTTTCGGATCTCCTTTTTCTGCTGTGTGAGATACGGTTACTTTACTTCTCGGAACTATATGGTATTCAAATTCTGTGTTGTGATAAGTCGGGTTGTTGTTAAAAGCTAATTTACCTCTGTCTTGGCTTACTCCGTGCTGCTCGTTAATGGAGTGCGTTTTAATATCATCTTTCTTATTGTAAACATTGTCTAAATAATCTTTACCAGACATCTTAGCACGTTGTTCAATGCTTAGGCTTGCCTGTTTCTGTTTTTCCGCTGTTTCTTTTTTGCTTTTCTCAACTTTGTCTTGCTCTTTAAACTTGTCAATATTTTTTCTGACTTCATTATGAATTTCTTCATCGGAGCCACCTAAGTTTCTGTGCTTAGTGAAATCTTCGTGGGTTGCTTCCGCATCCGGCTTTTCATCATAATCCATACCCTTAGAGTGATACTCTTTCGCAATATCTAAAGCTAAGTCTCTCTTAACCTGTTCTTTCTGATATCCCCTGTCTTCAGTAATTCCTTTTCCTACATGCTTATCAATATCCTTTATTTCATTTAGGTGTTTATCTAAGTCCAGTTTATCATATTCCGGGTGTGCTACTATGCTGCCTTTGGATTTTTCTTTGTTATGGTTTTTTTCATATTTTTGGAAATGTTTTTCAACTTCCTGCCTTAAAGCTCCATTAGTAGTTTTTAATTCTAAATCAATATTTTCTTTTGTCGGCTCTAATCCTGTTTTAAGGAAATGATCTGTAACAGACTGAATTGTTTTTTCTTGGAAATCTCCTTTATGTTTTACTTGCCTGCTCTTTACTTCTGCATCGCTAACTGGTTCTAACTTTTCGTTTTCAGCTACATGAGTTTTGAAATCATTTAGGTTTCTTTCTTTATACTTCTTACGGTCTCCCGGATCATCGCCTTTCATTCTGAAAGTTACTTTGCCGGTAGTTGTATTAATATCATGAACTACTGCAATCTTATTTTTACCTAACGGAACTTCTGGGTTTACTATTTCTGTACCACCTTCTTTTTTAGTTTTAATTCCCAGTCCTCCGATACCTACATTATGAACAGCTCCGTCCTCTGTCTCGGTTTTATTGTGAGCACCATAGAGCTTATCGTGTTTCTCCATAGTATCGTCAAAGTATTGTTTTTTAACTCCCTCGATCTTCTGACGTTTTTCTTCTTCGGCTTTTTCCGGAGTGGCTGTTTCCGGCATTGGATTTTCGGAAACTGGTTTACCTGTCAGCTTAGACATAACCTCGTCTGGTGACATCTTATTTATTTCTTCGGAAGTTAAACCGTGCTTATCTTTTAGGTACTGGTGGCCTTCTTCTGTTAAGGTCGGGTGTTTCTTATCCTGCTCTAAAACTGTTTCAGCTGAATCTATACCGGCTGTGTATTCCTTAAACTTATCATCTACTACGGGTTTTGTTTCTTCGCCTTCACTGCCTGTGGTCTTAGGTTTTTTATTAAAGTTGGTGTCGCCGTCATAGTCCTGTAAGTCAGCTGGTTTTAATATTTTATCATAGAGTTTAGCTGTTGGGTGTTCGTGATAAGTTTTATTTCCCAGCTTATCTGTAGCACTCAAGATTGACATTCCTTTTTCATCACCACCTACATGTTCTACTTTATACTGCTGCTTTCCGATCTGAACTATGTGTCCTTCTTTGACTTCCGGTTTTGCTTCGCCTAAGTATGGTTTGTGATAATCACGTGCTGATACAAAATTCATTTTGCCTGTGGTCTGGTTTACTGTAGCCATACCTTTTTTGTGGTCTGCATACAGAACTGAATGTTTGTGTCCTTCGTGGTTTATTACATCACCTTCTTTTAAGTCATGTAAATGTTTATTGCCGGCATCGGTTTTTACTATGGTGTGTTTTGTTCTGTCGGCTGAAGACAGTTTGGCATCGCCACGGTTTATGGATTTTAGGTTTCCTGCTGCATCTTTAACCAGCATATTGTTATGGTTCGACACACCTGTTTCGTGATTATGGTCTATATGAGATACTACTTCGTGTTCTTGACCTGTGCTCTTGTCAATTACTGATTCTCCGGGTACATAAATCCCATTAGCTAAATCAAGGGACTTAGGTAGTTGTATATCCTGCCCCCACTCGTCTTTGCTTTTGCCTAAAGGATTTAAATATTTATCAGTTACGATTGGATCCTTATGGTCTCCTACATGGTAATGATATAAATATTTATCTTTATCTGATACTGATTCCGGGTTTAGTCCTACGTGAGTTAAGACATGGTTTGCCTGCCCTTCCATATTAGAACTGTCTGTAAAAGTGTGAGCTATGCCTGAATGATCTACTGTGTGTGATCTTACGCTTTCAGTATGTGCAACTGGAGCCGGGATCTCTGTGTCATGGTGAACATTAACCGGCGGTTGCTCTGGTTCGGGTTCCGGATCAGCAAAGATCTTAGGTGCGTTTGGTTCCGGGGCTTTAATGAAGTTCTTTAGCTTATCTAACAGCCCTGTTTTTTCTTGAACTGGTTTAGGTGTGTCTGGAACATCAACTGAAGGTGGAGTGGCTAAGATCTTAGGTGCGTTCGGATCCGGAGTTTTGACCAAGTTCTTTAACTTACCCAGTAGTCCTGTCTTTTCCGGTGCTGCCTTAGCTGTGCTTGGAACCTCTGCTTTTATTTTATCTACCTTGGGGGCTTTTACTTCCGGAGCTTCTATTTCTGGAGGTTGGATTTTTTTTGGAGCTGCGGCATTAGCTCTCTGGAACGCTTCATCAAAAGCACCTTTAAGCAGTTTTGTGTTATCGCTTTTGATCTCGGTTTGGATTTCCGGTATAAGCTCTTGGTATTTTTTCAGCGATTCTCTGTATCTCTGGAACTCGCTTTTATCGTCTGCCGGCTTTAAGTTCTTAACATAATAATTCTTTAAGCCCTGCTCGGATTTAATCAAAGCTACCTGATCGCCTAATACCTCGATTGTCCCCAGTCCTTCGCTGGTCATTACCTGCATACCTTTTTGTAACCACTGCATAGGCATTATTTCATTGCCCTCTGAATCCCTGACTATAAACTTGTCTCCTGATTTGTAAATGTATTCATACTGGCCGTCTCTGATTTGTAGATTTACAAATTCTTCGGTGGTTGGGTTTAACAGAAATACTCTCTCTCCGATCTTAACGGCATCAAACTTGTTGACGTTAATTTCGTTCTCTCCGTCTGACTTTAAAAGTTTGCCTGCTGACAACTCTCCGTCATAATAATATTTCCCGGACTTTTTGATTATCTCTGCTTCCATTACCCTCCGTTTTTAAAATCTTAATTTTAGCTTAACTTTCTGATCTTATATGCTTGGGAAACAACAAGAACCGCCAATAAAATGACTGCCATACATAAAAAGAGTATTGCTGATCTGTTAGACCTAATAGCTCCGTCTATGTCCATAAGATTTTGATTAAGACTGTCTGCTGAAGGATAAGCACCGTGCTGATACATTCTTAAACCATAGTTCTCTGTATATGCGGACGGCGGATCTGCCGGAATAGTTGGTGCATCGAGCTGTGTAACTGGTGTCTCCGGTGCTGCTGGTTCTTCTGTTTGGGTGTATGCAAAACTTACAAACATTACTAAGAGCAGTAGAGCTAAAGTTAAAGTTTTCATTTTCTTGGGGTTATTTTATTAATTAAATCTATCTTTTATATTTTTGGAATACCAGTCTTCCCACTTTGCTTTGTTGTTACTGGTTTTAGGAATAAACTGTCCTCTTTTGTCGGCAAAAAATATGTTGGGATTAAATGACACCCAATTGCAGCGGCATAGGACATGCAACGGAGCTGTCGGGAAGTAAAGCTCGTGCCTTAGTCTTGCAACTGTAGTCTTACTTCCTGCCTCTCTTTTTGTTGGGCTGCCGCTTCTGCCTATATTGTCTTTGCCTACCCACACATAGTTTTCCCAGTATTTTACTAAATTCTTATACTCTTTGCTTAACGGATCGTGATCCTCAAAACTTTCGGTTGGCTGGTCTCCTACTCTATAAACCTTACCAATGATTAAGTCCTTACAATATTTACAAGCATCTTCGTAGCCTTGTCCAATTACAAGAGTTCCTTTTTCTTTTGACACAAGGTAGCCGTTGTTAATAGCAGCTGTGGTTTCTGTAATCGCTACTCTTGTCCAGAACCTTTGCAGCTCTCCGTCTTCTCTTATTTCTTGTCGTAAATGTTTTGCAATAGATCTCCAGCCCAAGTTATCTTTTAAGTCCCGGTAAATTATTTCTCTGGTTTTCATTTTGGTTTGATCAGTTGCTTGTTGGAGTGCATAAGCCCCTCTCTTACTTACATACTCCAACGCTGCCTCTGATCTGGTGGTTCTTTTAAAGTCCTTCATTTCCGGTAAACCTTTCAGCTTCCGGGTTGGATCATTTGCCATTACCTGACCGAGTATGTATGCTCTTGTCATTAAAACCTCTATCGTGTTCTCAATTCCGGAAAAGTACCCTGCTATAAACTTATCTAAAGCCAGATAGTCCATAGTTAAAAAAGTTTTTTTCTTAAGTTCTTCGGATACTTCCTTAACATAACTCTCCAGCTTAATCGTATCTATAAACATTTTCTCTATGCTTTGCTGCGATATCATTCTCCGAATATTAAATCTGTGTTCACACAAAAGATTACACTGTCTTCCGGATTCGTAGGTTTCAAAGGCTCCCCTTTGTTATCTATTGTCTTTTTATCAATACCTGTAACATACACCTTTTCATGCAAGCCCTTGGCTGTTAATCTGCCGTCCGGATTTAAATAAAATTTACTGCTGGGGTTCTCCATATTGTTCAACTAAATTTTTATCTTCGGGTTGTTGTTGGTCTTCGCCTTCTTGTTCCGGCTGGTTCTTAGTCCCACCTTGCTGCCCTTCTCCTTCTTGTCCTCCCTCACCACCTTGCTGTCCTGCTCCTGCTTGGTTAAGAGATTCCTGCTGTGCCTGTATAGCTTGTTGACGTTCAGCTTTTTCCTGCTGTGCCTTCTGGGCGTTGGCCGCTATTGTCTGCTGTACGATTGCGTTGTTCGGAGCTTTGACATCATAAATGTTAATGTCTCCTGACATCATAGTTGCCGGTTCCTCACCTTTTTCTCTTAACATATCATTCAAGCTGCTATCTACCATTAGTCTGCTGCTGTCCCAGTTTATTTTTACTTGCTTATCTTCTACAACCAGACCATTGAACCTTGCCTTAACTCTCATTTTTGTTATCTGCTGGAACACGCCTGTAGAGTTTAGTGTGTCTTCGATATGGTATAAGAATGAGTTCATTCCTTTGTCTCTGGAAACCTGCAACACTCCGTCCGGGCTTTTATCAAATGGCTGGGAACCTCGCATTGCATTTTCGTAACTGGATAGTCCGACTTCTTCCGGTGACGTTCCGGATAACTTCGCTAAAATCGTAAACAGTAAAGTTATGAATAGGTTGTATTCCATATCTCTGTTACTTCCACCAAACGGAACCCACTTCATATCGCCACCTTGCGGCAATCCAAACATAGGTACTCTGTGTCGGTTGTTTGCATTAGATAAGTAACTGTAAAGCATAGTTCTGTAATTCTGTAAAAGCGTTCGGTTTGTGAAACCACCTTGGAAAGCTAATATACCTGCCGGGGTTCTGTTGTTGTCAAAGTTGCTGGCGTTATACATTATAGAATTAGAAATATTTGTGATCATTCTTAATCCTTGCTGCACTACACTGGATCCTCGATAACCGTATCTGTAGTCAGTTGTTTGGAAAAAATGAGCTTTGAACATTTTATAATTCGTGTACTTCGCTAATCTTTTATTGTCTTTGTAGAATAGGAATGTATAAAGATCTTCCGGATCTTTAACCTCATTGTTTGTGAATCCGAGTTTGGGGTTTACTGATTTAATTTTCTCCAGAACGTCTTTACTTTCAAATACGTCCCAGCGAACATTTGTACTTGCTCCTTTGGTCTGGGCTCTCGGTAATATAGGTTTGATTAAAGCCGGATCCATTAAGTGAAGTCCTAACGGTAATCCATTGCCGGCTCTCCTTATCTCGCAAGTGATATCGTCCACATCAAACCAGTCTTGATATGCTAATCCCAGCCATGAGCCCAAACCTATACATGGGTTTGCTGCTCCGACTTTAAAAAAGAATTTATCGCATAGTTGGATTTTTAAATGTTTCAGATATTCCTTTTCGGAAGTAGTAAGAATTAAGTCCGGATCGCTGGGTGCAAGATCAAAGCCCGGTTCTTCTCGTGCGAATGACGGTTTCCCGAATTTCTTTAAATCAAGTATTCTGTTGTTCTTTATTAGTCTGGCTCCCTCGGTTCTGCCTGCATTACGCAAATAAGGATAAGGCATTGGCATTTGTGACATCGGATCTAAGTATGAAAAATCTTCATCGTTCATTTCTCCTATGAAAGTTTCACTACCCATAAGCAAAGACTGTATGTCTCTGTTTAAAGATTCCTGTACTTTGTTCGAGGCTAATAATTGATTGAAAGCGTGGAGTGACGGTTGTATCTCTTTTTCGGAACCCATTATAAGGTCAATGGTGCTATCTAACGGACTGCTGTTTTCATTAGGATCTTGTGGTAATGTGATTAATGGCGTAGGGCTTAGTGTCGGTGCTCGCTGATCCATTCACTATTTTTTAATACAAAATTAAATTAATTAATTGTTTAAGTCAATTTCTTTTATTTAATTCCCAAATGTTTTTTTAATTTCTTCAAAGCGGAATTATAGTAAAATATGTTTCCAAGTTTTGATTCATACCAATCTACGCCTTTTATTAATATTGGTTTTATGTGCTTACCATAAGAATATGAACCATAGACTAAGCTCGTTAATTTGTTGTCGCTAATATAATTTAACTTAGCTTTTAACTCGCCCCTTGTGAACAGCTGCTTGTATCTACCCAAATAAAGTCTCCTCTCGGTTATATGCCTTTAATCTCGCTTTGATAATCTCGCAATATTCCGGATCTTTCTCGATAAGAATATAATTGAATCCTTCCAATTTACAAGCTATGCCTGTTGTCCCTGATCCTGCAAACATATCTAAAACAATTCCGTTTTTCTTAGTGATTAGCTTTACTAAATATTTCATTAAAGCTATTGACTTAACTGTCGGATGATGATTGCTAACTGCTCTTGAACGATTTTCAGGATTCCTACCATTGTTTAATAGCCCTTCATCTGAATGTATCCCATAAGTACTATGCGTGTTTTCTTTTGGCTCTATCCCCCCACAACCTCTATTTCTTTCTTCTGTGCTTGGCTTTGCTACATAAAAGAATCTACTTGCTCCGCCAATATCTCCGTATGTGTCGTCTAAAGTTTCATCGGGATCCCATTTGCCATAAGTATTTACATTCGGATTATCACTCATTAGTCTTTTTGTTCCTGCTTTCATCATACCTGACTTCTTTATTCCTGACTGTTTATCAAGTTCTTTAACCGGACAATCATTGTTGCATTTCCATACTCCTTTTACCTGCTCACAATCTGCTGAATGTGATAAGATAAGATTAGCCGGAAATCTGCCAACAACTTTTTTCTTTCCACTTTTTTTATTCTTGCCTCCCCCTGTTGTTTCAAAATTACCGCTTGTCATAGTTAAATCATATTCCCTTTCTTCTGTTCCTATCCTGCTTTCATCAATATTTAATCCGCCTGTTCCATACTTCAATACATTATCAGCGATTGTCTTTTCTGCAATCGGTTTTCTGCATAATATCCAATGTTCAGTTGCCGGTTTTAAAGCTGTTCCCCAACCTTCCCACTCCTTAGCTTCCGGATCAGTTGCTTCTCTTACTTCTCTTACTTCTCTTACACTCGGTCTGCCACTGTGCATACTTCCGCCCTGCATACCTACGTCTATGACTTCTGTTCCTATAACTTTTCCTTCATCGCCTTTCATTTTCATAATTGATTTACAAATGTTCATAGACTTAGGGAATCCTGATCCGTAATGGTGAGTTATTACATCCCTGATCTCGAAACCTGCTCTCTCTAATCCCATTGCAGTATGATGTGATGTTCTCGGAATTGCCCAAACTAAAGCATGTCCGCCGGGCTTTAAAACTCGGATTGCTTCTGTAAAGACTTCTGCAATAAAGTTTTGGAATCCCATTAATCCGGAAGTTGCGTTATCGTAACTATCCCACTGTTTACCCATGAATGAGATCCCTGCTGGTGGATCAGTTATGATAGAATCCACTGAATTATCTTCTAAGGTTTTGAGAATTTCTAAACTGTCGCCCTCTATTAACCTGTTATCCATTCAAAATATATTTATTTAAAAATTTTCTTATTTTTGACACCGGCTTTGATACCGGGACAAATACTATCTCGCATACTTCGTCATAAGAGTTACTGTATGGCCACGCCTCAGCTATTACGCCTTCCGGTATGTCGTCTTCATCCTCATACTCGTAGTTTGATTTTTTGTCTGTCACTCTTAGTTTAACAGTTTCATGCAAAATATATATTTTGCAGCTTTCTGTTTCTTCTAAGAAAGATCCGTCTGAAGTGTCTTGGGATACTTCCTTTATCCAGTCCTGTGCCTCTTTAAGAGTTAAAAATTCTTCAAACTCAAAGTTGGTGGCATCAAAAGCTAAGTAAGTTTTTTTCATCTTATACTGTCTCCTTTAAAACCCTTCTTAATATAGCTTTTGTGTTGTTCGGGAAATCTGAACTTATCATCCATTGTGCATATTGTATTTCATCTATAACTCTCTTATTTATGTTTTTCCCAAAATTGTATGTAATTTCTCCCTTATTATTTTTAGTCAACTTCCCTGCAAAGTCCACCATTGGTTTGCCGTTAAAGCAGTAGTCGTGCAGCTCTTGTGTTGTGTTGGGTAGATCCGGATAGAACCTTTTCATTTGGTTGAAAACAGCTATTGTGGCTTTAACGTCTTCGATCGCACTGTGTGCGTTGTCATGGTTGGCTCTACAGTAAAATTTCACTGCTGCTGATAAAGTGCGTTCTTCTTTCTTGTGGAATATAGTTTTCACGTCCACAAATAATGTCGTAGGATCCGGAAACTCGTAGCCGCATCTGGCAAATTCTTCTGACAGTAAAGGTGTGTCAAAACTGACATGATTGAACCCAGCCAAGTCGCAGCCTTGAAACCACTCAAACCATTCCTTAGCTTTTTCCTTAAATGGTAATTCTTTTGCTACCATTTCATCTGTTATGCCATGGATAGCCGTAGCTTCCGGCGGTATGGGTATGGTAGGATTTACAAGGCTGTCAATACTACCTATATTGATTGGTGTTGTAACTTTTATTGCGGATAGCTGAACTATTCTGTCATTAGAAACATTTACTCCGGTTGTTTCTAAGTCAAAAAAGATAAGTGGTTTTTCCATAGTTTTGTTTTAGTTTTAAATACTTGGCAAGGGCGGAGGAATCGAACCCCCCTGTGTTATCCATAATGGTTCGGTGCACCTCTCCAATTATAGTCCCACCCCCAGTGAGCATGCCCTTAATATATAAGATCCTCACAATAAAATAAAAAATGAAAGGGGCTGCTGCTATGACTTCAATCATAACATAGCGGCTGTCTTTATGACACCCCTTTGAATCTTAGTATGTAAAGAACGAAGTTGCGAGGATCTTAAATTTTTAAATATGATAATATATGAGCTATTACATCTACTGTCCAACCGTCTGCTATAAGCCAGCCTGCATGATCACGGCTTACTACACTCGTGTATCCTTCCGGAATTGTTTGTAGTCTTTCCATTTCTACTGAAGTTAAATACCGAACATTCTCTTTGGTAAATATTTTTGAGTTCGGATCTTGATATTGTTTGCAGCACTCCTCATATATTTCTTTACTCTTAAAAACCAGCGTAGTAAAGTTGATCTCATAATATCTGCGAAACAATAATCTCATGTTAGTATAGGGACGGCCTTCGCTGGTTAATAATGCTTGGCTTTTTTCTCTGTTAGTCCAGCCTTTCTCCAGCACGTCCTGTAACTTAATCTTTTTATCTTTTGGCTGGGGTATAGCACAAATCCTGTCACTAAATAAACTATGATAGTGTTGGCCTATGTTTGTCCAGTATAATCTGTCCCTTGACTGTCCTGATACTAAACCGCTGTTGATCTTAACCGGGTAAGTTCCGAGTGCTTTGGTTATAATTGCTTCTTGCCTTGGCTCCATTCCAACATTCTCGAATAAAAAATATTTTGGTTTTAACTCCTCTAAAAGCCGAACATACTCCCAGAACAAACTTGATTTTTTACCTTTCAAGCCAGACCTTATGCTGCTGGCTCTGCTTAAATCTTGACATGGAGTGCCACCTATTAACAACTCAATCTTTGGTAACTTCTTAGGATCCACCTCTCTTAGATCTCCGAGCTGTATTGTTTTAGGGTAATTATGTTGGGTTACTTTTATCGCATTTTCTTTTATCTCGGAGGCATAGTAATTCTCAACCTCTATGCCAGCTCTTTCTAATGCTATTTGTCCACAGCTTATCCCGTCACAGACCGATACGCAATTCCCTATTTTCAATTAAACCATTTTAAAGTTGTCTCGCCTTGATATCCTTTTTGCCAGACTATCCAAGAATAAAAATGAGTGCCTGTAGAGAATGAGCCAAATCTCCCGTTCCTTGCTGTCTTAATCCTGCCGCTGGAAACATAAACTGTTTTAGGTGGGTGTTCCATGTATATGTGTTTTCTTGCCCGGCTCTCCAGATACCGAACCGGTAAAAGCAAAGCTAATTTTTTACCTTCCTGTAATACTTCAAGACCTTTTAAAATAAACTGGGACGCTAATTTGAAAGGTGGGTTTGTTATAATGTTGTGTTCTGTTTCTCGGTTTTCAATGCAAAGGAAGTCCTGAACTTTAAGTGGATAACTCCGGCTTATTCTATCTGAGCTAAATACTTCATAACCCAGCCTTTTCATTTCTTCTGATAAGTGTCCTTCGCCGCAAGCACATTCCCAAATACTGCCTTCAAACTTTTCCATTTCTAATAGCAGTCTGACTGCCTTGGGCTCGGTGGCGTAGTAGTCAAGATCAGATCTTTCTCTATCTGTATGGTTACTTGCACAAAGATTTTTTATCCCAAAAGATAGTTGATTCGTTGGTTCCAGATCTGTCGTGTTTCTTTGCAAGTTTTAACTCCTCTTTTAGTTTGCATATTGCTTTGTCTTTTCTTTCCAGCTCTCCTAACAGTGTATCAATGATCTCCGCATCTGTTCTGCCTTTTACAGATCTCTTTTGTGCGTCCATTTTTTTTGTTGCAAGATAACTTTATCACAATAAAATTGAACCTACATAATCTTGTCTTTCTTTTCCGCAAGGACAAACCCAGCCGGTTTGTGTTGCTATCAAAACTCCGTCACTCTCATACTCGTCACCTTCACGCTTTGCTCTCTTACATTCCGGAATACTGCCGGAACCACCGCAAGTATAAGGGTGAACTTTCCATGATCTTTGCTGGGTATTGATTTTATCAACCTCGTCCTGCTCTAAGAATTTCCGAAACAGTACTTTCGGCACATACTTCTCGAAATACAGATCGTAAAGAGTTTGACTTGCTGCCGTCCCTTTGGCTATTAACTTACAGCCCTGAAGTAACTCGTATCTGGTGTTACCCTCTATATCTTTTTCTGTGTCTATAATCAAAAGGTACTTGTTTGTGTCGTTTGTCATTTCGTATATTAATGTTGGTATTGTTTTACTCATTTGTTATCTCCAGTATCTCCGCTACTTTGCGTAGCTGGTCTAAGGTTCCTTTGTTTGCAGCACCCCAGAAACCGAAATAACTTCTTAACTTCTCTGACAATTTATCTATCTCCCAGCGGTCTAAGATCTCTTGCTCGGTTCTGTAAAGCTGGTCGTTGCTTTGTGAATAGTTTTTGTCATAATAATACAAAGTATGCTTATCGTATTTATGCTGTCTGTGGTCTCCTTCAAGATAAAAATATTTATTGCCTATATTAGCAATTGTAACTTTTTCTATTTCTGTTGGCTTACTCCTCTGTCTTTTTTCTCGGAATAGGACTTGTCCTATTTGTAATTTATTCTCCATTGTTTTCTTTACTATAAATTTTCAAAAAAACGAAATATTGGATAAAGTAACTTAGGAAAGACAATTAACAATATTATAAAAATAATAAGGCTAATACTTATATATCCTTTTGTTGTTAACTTAGTTTTAGATTCATTCATTTTTATTTTGGCATTTTTTAGTTTAAGTTTGTTGTTGTAATTATAGTATGTGTTTTGGGCTGTTAGTCTGTGCAACCACTTGTATCGCAAGTTTGTAAATTATGCTTTAGTTCAAATAGCACCTCTTTTGCCAAATCTAATTTGTTGTCAGATATGTGTTGATACGTAACCCTGCTGTCAAGCCACGTCCCCATTCCTTTTAATTCTTGATCAATAAACCAAATAAACTTGTCTGGGTGAATCTCGGCCATTGCTGCTAATCCTGCCTCTGACTTATGGAAACAACCAATACAGTTAGATATTGGCGGAAAATACATTTGCCTTCTTTCCTCAAAAAGATTTCCACCTACCCAGCCGTTGTTGAACCAGTAGTCACCAACCTTTTCTTTTGTTATACCCCCCCCCACTAAGGGAAGTGAGCAAAATCTCCAGTTAAATGTTTCGTGTTTTTGCCGTCTCTCTCCCCGGACTGAACAGTTAACTGGTATTTTAAAGTTAGTGGGATCGCTGTTATTAAAGAACCGTTCCATTCTGCTAAACTCGTCAAAACGAAACCCAATGTTCATTTTGCATTTTTCACCAATCTCATTAAACCACCACAGAAAAATAGGGAGCAGCTTCATTTTCTCGGTGCAATATCTTATTGCCCAGCTCGGTAGCCGATTTTGTGTTCCTTTGTCAATTACATCGTCAAAACTCATACCCCGAACCCAAATAATTTCTTTTCCAATGTATTGTTCCAGATCTATCATTACCTGTAAAGTTGCATCATCTTCTGCCGTAGCTATAAACTCACCAAATTCAGGAATGAACTTTTCAAGTTTTTGGTTCACATATTTTATCACTGCTTTGTCTTTCGGAGCAGCCTCTTTCCTGTCAATACAAACCAGCGAAAATATCTCGTAGTCTGCCGGGTAATGCACCGCAAGATAAGCTGATGTTTTTCCACCTGATAAACTATTAACTGTTTTGATTTTAGTATAATTTAAATTTGTTGAGACAGTGTTTCTATACCTCTTGAAAGTGCTTCTTTCCCTAACTCTATTTCTTCAATGCCTTCGTCAAAAAGATATAACAACTCCTCTATGTCTCCGTAAAGAACTCTCAGCTTATCTCTTTCAGCTGCTATTATGTTTTTGCTTTTTTCGATCTGGGTTACAGTGTCTTTGATTTTTACTATATCAATAGCTGCTCCTGATTTTTTCTTTTTTGCCATAATTTGTTTTTATTTAGATTAAATAATTTTTTGTAATGTAGGCCTCGTAAACTGTCCATTCATATCTCGTGCCTGACCGTGATGAAATAGCCCAGCCCCGGCGATCTGTTTTTTTGATCTTTTTAATTTTGAAAAATTTCTTTAACTCGGTCAAAGTTGAGTACTGCTGCCCACCACCTTTGATAGCAACAAAAGGAATAGCTCTGACAACGTAAGGTACATAACCGGAACTACAAAGCACTCTCGATATCTCTACTTTGACCATATCTTTTTCCGGAATTACCTCTAATTGCCACTTCGGGAGTTCGTGAAAATTTCTTCCGCAGTCTGATGTTACATTAACTGTTTCTCTGTAGTAATTCTTTTCCCAGTCAAAAGTAACAGTTCCTATGAGCTCGTACGAGAACCCTTCCTCTGGATCCCTTCCGTACCATTTAACTCGGTCGCCTTCTTTTATTTTACTCATTATTCCCCTCACTTTCTTTTTTGAACTTTTCCCACTCCTCATGATCTGGGTAATTACATATTTCGCAGATTTGATTATCTACTTCGTCTGCTTCCCAAACTGCATCACAATTCGGACACCTGACATATTGTGAATTTTCACTCATTCCTTCACCACCTTTCCGTTGTCAAGTTTATACCTCTTTTGTTTTTCCCTAATCATTACAACAAAATCAGGGTCAGATATTTTTTCAACATCAACATCTATACCGTCTTGATTGATTATTTTGTAAATATAAT